GTTTAATGAAGAGGATGAGGAGGTAGGGCAGTGGGATGGAACACAAGTCGTATTAAACGACGCATAAAATAAAAGTTATATATAAAAAAATAAAAAATAATGTAAAAAAAAGAAAAAAATAAAAAACAATGTAAAAAAAAGAAAAAATAAAAAACTATAAATGTAAAAAAAGAAAAAATATAAAAAATATAATGTAAAACAATAGATAAAAAAGAACCTTAAGTTCTTTTTTATTTGTAAAGGTCTAGTGTAGTAATACTGGTGTTGGTGTTGTAAATAAATAAAATATAAATAAAAATCTCTCTACGAATGAAATCCAAAAGGTAATTAGAAAAGAATAAACATCAATCCTAACCAAGAATGATAATAAAGTGGTGGAGAGAATTTTTGTTTCTCTTTTTTATTTGTAAAGGTCTAGTGTAGTAATACTGGTGTTGGTGTTGTAAATAAATAAATAATATAAAATCTCTCTACGAATGAAATCCAAAAGGTAATTAGAAAAGAATAAACATCAATCCCAACCAAGAATGATAATAAAAGTGGTGGAGAGATTTTTTGTTTCTCTTTTTTTATTCTAAGTTAAAATATAGTTTTCTCTTGATATTTTTTGTGACTGGTTTCCCAGTTCCCTACTCATTTCCGGTTTGAAGTATTTTGCTAGGTGGCGGGGTAAAACTCGGGGGCAAAACTTGGGCGGGATGCTAGGGGGCAAAACTTGGGCGGGATGCTAGGGGGCAATGCTAGAGTGGTAATCTCGAGACGCAAGTATTATAATAAAAGTCCGCGCCAAGGATTCAACCCGAGTATTGCGACGTGATAATTATTTTTTATGTTTATAATAATAAATAAAAATCTCTCTACGAATGAAATCTAAAAGGTAATTAGAAAAGAATAAAACATTAATCCTAACCAAGAATGATATTAAAATGGTGGAGAGATTTTTATTTCTCTTTTTTTATTCTAAGTTAAAATATATAGTTTTCCCTTAATATTTTTTTGTGACTGGTTTCCCAGTTCCCTACTCATTTCCGGTTTGAAGTATTTTGCTAGATACCACAATGCTAGGACACAAAACTCGGGGCGTAATGCTTGGGGCGTAATGCTTGGGGCGGGATGCTAGAGTGCGATGCTTAGTGTCGTGAGTATAAAGTTGAAATATAAAAAGTATTGAATTAAATTGAATTAAAAAGATGTGAGAGAATGAATAGATAAATAACTTCCCCAAAAAAGAAAAGACGAGAATATGGCAAGCGAAAAGAAAACGAGTGTTGGAACGCCTTTTGTGTGGGCAAGTGCTGTGAGTGGCAAAAAAAAAACGATAGTAGAAATGAATACACAAAATGCTGCTGCCGCAGCAGCGCAAGCAGCAGCAGCAGCAGCGCAAGCACAATTCGCCGCGGCGCAAGCAGCAGCGCGTTCAGCAATCGCGATAGAAGAAGCAGGTTTGTTAAAAGCGGCGAGAGAGATGAAAACATTACAGTATGAAAAAGAAAAAGCAGCACGAGATGAAAAGTATAGCGCCGCGAACGGATATTGGGTATCGTCGTGCGAATATCATAACCCGAATACTGACGATTATTATGACGTGAAACCCGAAATAAATGCGCACGCGTTAGAGTACGTCCAAGCATGGTTATTTAATCGCGGTGCGATGATTATAACCACACGCAGTGTGGACGCCTTACAAGATTTATTCGAAAGGGACTATGCGGCGCGCGTGAAAATGTATTACGGCGACGAACGGGAATTTAGTTGTGGATGGAGCGTGTTTAAATGGTGGCAGGATTTTAAATTGAAACAAGAAGTCATACCTACTGCCCGCGAATTTTATCAGCGTCTACAAGAATGGGTCGTCTATGAATTAGCAGCATATCACGAAAAAGTCAAAGCGGAAAAAGAATGGAATAGTTTTAGAAAGATTGAAACAAAACCGCCGTGGATATATACACTCTACATCTTTTGCCAGAACGTCACCTGGAAAAATGTGCTCGCAGTGCTCGTAAACGCATTTCCTACTCCATATCTCGAAATAATGCCGTCGATAGTCTCGAGTTCGCCAACTGGTGCTGGTGCTGGTGCTGGTGCTGGTGCTGGTGCTGGTGCTGGTGCCGCCAGTATTGTTTGGCACGTGAAAGTCGACCCCTATCTCGCATTTAATTTTCATAAAAAACCTGCTTGTCAACAAAAACTTATCCGAAAAGCAATAGAAGAAAAAGAAGAAAAAGAAAACGCACTTGACGATTGGTATGCGTCATAGATTTTTGGGTGAAGAAGAAGACTCCTTCACTCTACTGTAAGGTAAGTATTTTAATATATTAAAAAAGAAATAAAGTATCTTTTTTATTATAAAAATCTCTCCACGAATGAAATCCAAAAGGTAATTTAGAAAAGAATAAAACATTAATCCTAACCAAGAATGATATTAAAATGGTGGAGAGATTTTTGCCACTCCTTCTAGTGTAAAATATAGTTTTCTCTTGATATTTTTTGTGACTGGTTTCCCAGTTCCCTACTCATTTCCGGTTTAAAGTATTTTGCTATGTGCCGGGGCAAATCTCGGGTGCGATGCTTGGGGGTAATGCTCGGGGGTAATGCTCGGGGGTAATGCTAGAGTGCCTTTTACGGCATAGGTTTATTTCGGTGATTGCTTAACCAACAGGTTAATCAATCCTCATTCCATAACCTCGGGTGGTGGTGGCGTAATGCTAGAGTGAATTAATCACCAGATGTCAAGAAAGCAGTAGAAGAATCAGGAACAAGATACTTTACAGCGTTACATATTATCCACGTTCTAACCCCATTGAGCAGTATTTCAATCATGTCAAGCATTACATCAAGAAGGAATCACCTATCAGGTTTGAAGACATCAAGAAGACATTAGCACATAGCATAACACAGGTCAAGGAGAAGCACTACCAGAACTATTTTATACACGCCTTTAATGTTGAATGACAGAAGAAGGACAGGAAGACTCGCCGACGACCTCCCAAACTTTATAAAATTGATTCCTCAGGATTAAACGATTTCGTTAAAGTTCGTGAAAAAGTTTAAAGAAATTGTGCGTATATATTATAAGACGAAATGGTGAAGTATAGTTGTGAAACGTGCCAGAAAACTTTCGATCAGAAGGGTCATCTGGAAGACCATCAGAGTCGTAAGCGTCCATGTAAGAAAGACAATATGATTGAAGCACTTGTAGAACAAAAGGTGAAGGAATCATTGTCAAAAATGAATGATGAAATGATAAAAATTGAATCCACAACCACGACTATTATTCAGTCAAACACAATGGATTATACAAAGAAAACTCGTGAGGAACTGATTACTCTTTGTAAGGAGAAGAGTATCAAAGGGTATAGTGGTAAGAAGAAGGAAGAGATTATCCTTTTACTTAGTCCACTTGTGACTGCGCCTGTGAATGTGCCTATAACTGTGATTACGCCTGTAACTATGGAAATTGATGAAGGGCATCATAAGTTTGTATATCAAACTATGCTTACATGTATAGGTAATAAGAGAAAACTTGTGTCAAATATTCGTTCTATAATTGACGAGATTAGGATTATTCTTTCAAAGGAGAAATTGAATATTGTTGATGGATTTGCTGGTTCTTCTGTAGTATCAAGAGAACTAACATATATTTCTGAAAATATTTATACAAATGATATGGAACTATATTCATATTTGATGGCATATTGTTATCTTGTAAATCCTTCAGATATTCAAAAAGAAAGAGTATCACACCATATAAAAATTATGAATGAAATTGCAGAAAAGGGACCTTATTATGAAGGAATTATCTGTAAACTTTATGCTCCTAAAGATAGCAAGAGCATAAAGGAAGGGGAACGATGTTTCTATACAAGAGAAAACGCACTTATTATTGATACTCTTAGAAAGTATATATCAGAGAAAGTAGAAGAAGATATTACAAATTACTGCCTTGTCCCTCTTCTAAATAAAGCAAGTATAAATACAAATACTGCTGGAGTTTTCAAGGGTTTCTATAAGAAAGATAATATCGGATGGTTTGGAGGAAAGGGTGAGTTTGCGCTGTCTCGTATCACAAAACCTATTCGTTTAGATATTCCAGTTTGGAATTGTTCTATTTATAAGGCATTTCCTTCAAATAAGGATATAAATGTATTAGTGGATGAACTTCCCAATAATATTGATGTCATGTACTTAGACCCGCCTTATAATCAACATCCTTATGGAAGTAATTACTTTATGCTAAATGTTATTGCTAAGAATGAAGAACCGATAGAGATATCAAATGTTTCAGGTATACCTACAAATTGGAACAAATCAAATTACAATAAGCATACATCCGCTGTAGAATCAATGAAGAAACTTATGTCAGAAGGACTTTCTAAATCAACATATCTTCTAATTTCATACAATAATGAAGGTATTATTACACAAAGTAATTGGAAAATATTATTTGAACCATATAATGTAAAAAAATACGAGATAAATTACGACACATATAAGGGTAGTAGAAATCTAAAAGATAGAAGTGACAAAGTTATAGAGATTATGTATCTAGTTTCGAAGAAATAGGGAAAGATTCAATAACTTTATCAATGATTTTCTTTAAAATCTGTACCTGCTCTTCTTTTTTCCAAAGTGAAGAACCATGCTTCATCTCATTCCACTTATGTGCCTTTACAAAGACAGAAGCAATACCCACGCCATATTTTTTTTTTAAATTAATTTGAAGGACAATATCATCAATCCTTGCTTGAAGTTGTTCTTGTGTAGTTGTATTGGATATATCAAGATAATGATTTGGTGTTCCCATATTCATCATCTCTATCCGCTTTGCAATTGTTTCGGTAGAATGGAAGTCGCACCCAGATGCAAACATTACATAAGGAAATATCTCACTACCAGCAAATATCATTTCTGCTCCTCTGATATTTTTAGCACCCCTTTCAATAGCGTTCCCTGTTGACTGTCGCTTTTTCTTCTGTTCAAATAAATTGTCATTTGTCCCTTGAAATTTATCCTCAACAATAAGAATTGGTATCCGAATATCTCCAGATATGGCAAATAATATCCCCCCATCTGGTCGCATAGAGACCTTCTTATTATCAGTATTTGGTTTTGAACCACTAACACTTTCATATAATGACTGACAGTCAAAGAGTGAAATGCTATTTTCTGCAATAATCGTATAGCCAAGTGGGTTGAAACACTCATTAGCATAAAGGATTATTTCACTCATTGTTTCTCTTAATGTTTCTTCTGATGAGCAACTATCATCATTTAGGTGTTTTCCCTCTTTAACCATTTTTGTTAGACGCTTACTTAGTCCAACTGATTGGGACATCTTTACTTTTACTGGTGGAATTACGGGGGCAGCAGCAGCAGCGGAAGCAAAAGCATCAGGGGCGGCGGTCGGAATTACATGCATTTTACGCACTTGCGGTTGCGGTTGGGTAGCAGTGAGCAGCGACATGTTGATGTTGATTGTAAACGGAGTTACAGTTTTAGATATACTATAAAGAGATTCAATTTTTTTCAATAATACAAGCGTGTGTGATGTAGACATTACTAACACCACCACCACCCGAGGTTATGGTGTTAAGTTATGAAATGAAGTTATGGAGAGATTTTACACATTTTCTCATTTGAAACGCCCATTTTCATAAACAATAAACTATATTATTAGACCAACAAACATTTCAACCCGGTACTTTGCGACCCAAAAAAAATTGAATCCTCTTTATAGTATATCTAAACCTGTAACTCCGTTTACAATCAACATCAATATGTCGCTGCTCACTGCTACCCAACCGCAACCACAAGTTCAACCGCAACCGCAACCGCAAGTGCGTAAAATGCCGGTTCTTACTGCCGAACGGCAACACCGTAAAAAGATAATTAAAGAAAAGTCCCTCGAGTTCGTCAAGGGTCGCGATATGAAGTGGGGTCATCATTTTCCTACCAATGTGTACATTTATGAGGATTACCGTAAACATACTATCAAGAACGGTATCGCGTCAGATTATTGTCTACATGTCATCGAACAGTACCTCCGCGCTAAAGCAGACCGTGTCGTCGTTGCTGATAGTATTGCTATGAAGTTGCTCATTTCACCTCACATCACTCCGCGCACGCCAATTGCGCCCGAAGATATCGTAACTGTCGCGCTCACCATATCTGCCTGTATTTTAAGATTTCTCGAAGAATTCTGGCCCGACGAAAATTACCGTCCCCTTGTCGTCATCGACGGTGCTTGTCTACACGACTGCTTCTACGAGGTGTTAGATATATGTCACGATGAAGTACGTATCAGCAGCGACCTCTTCTCCCTCCTCGTCCCTCAAATCGGCGTTATTATTGACGAGTGTCTTGCCCGACTCGACACAAGGTCCGCGCCGCCAGCAGCAAAAGCACCCGCAACGCCAGCACCCGCAGCACCCGCAGCACCCGCAGCACCCGCAGCACCCGCAACGCCAGCATCCGCAGCACCCGCAACGCCAGCATCCGTCTTGTAAAGTTTCCGCCTTTCTTTGTCTTCCCCTTAATAAACGACTTTTTTAACCTTTTTTTTTGTGACTGGTTACCCAGTTCTCTATTTTCTTTTTCGGTTTGCGAATTCTCTGCTCGTTAACGCCCATATTCACTCTTAAAACTCGGGCGGCGTGCTTGGGGGGGCGGAGGCGCGCGGGTGCTTGTCGAGTCGCATTATTCGCCAATATATATACAATAATAATAAACCACCAACCCAAGTTCCTCTCCCCAAGTTCTTCTCTTTTAAATAAATAAAATCTCTCTACAAATGATTTTCAAATTGTTTTTTAGGACCGAATCATTCACTTCTTTCACTTCCAATCAAGGTTATAACAACTATACAATAAAAATACAATAAAAATACAATAAAAAATACTAACTACAATTGTTTATTTTTTTTATACTACTACTAAGGCAGCGGCGGCAGCGGCATCTGCTTCTGCCAGTTGTTGGTCCACCTCCGCGAGTGCCAACAACACAATATTCGTAGATTTCAACGCCGGCAAATCCGTCGGGTAGTCCGCCGTCAGGATATATTCGTTCGGCAAGCGCGGGATAAAGTCCTTCAGGAATCCGGATTGGAACGTGAGGTTGGAATCTTCGTTCTTATAGATAAGACGTCCAATCTCTTCGGCAGTCAAGGTGGGATATGCGGACACCACAATCTCGTGGTCGAGGTAGACGACGCGGACACGTTGTAACGCGACCTCGGTGTAGATAATAAAAGTCGGCGGCAACGGACGAATCTCTGCTCGCTTTTTCCCTCGATAATTCTCCAAAATCGGCGATCCGTTAATATTACCGCTGTTCTTGAGACTGGGCGCAAAACGGTACAAGGGCGCTGCTGCCGCTGCCACTCCTGCCGCTCCTGCTGCCGCTGCTCCTGCCGCTCCTGCTGCCGCTGTATCCTCGCCACCGCCTCCGCCGCTTGCTTGCGCCGGCACCACCAGGTCCGGTACCATAATAACTAAATCAATGACCGTCGCTTTAGCGCTGACATTAGTACAGTCGTACCCGACGGAGGTAATGAGTTGGTGGAGGATTTCTTCTGCTCCACCTCCCGTCATAAACTTGTTAATGTTCTCGGCAGGATTAAATATTTTCCGCATCGCAATCATCCGCCGAAAAGCGTTGTTGGCTTTACCGCGGCAGTGGTCTAAAATCCGCATCGCCGCTTGCGCGTCTAATCCGACCCCCGGCGGCAATTGAACGACCGGCGCATTCGCTTTCGCGAGTCGTGCCTGTTTCTTTTCTTCTATTACCGCTTGCTTTGCTGCTGCTGCCTGTTTACGTTGCGCTGCCTTCGCCACCTTTACCTGTTTATCGTTCTCTATCTCCGCTTTGGTACGGTTTTTACGGCGGGGTGTTGTTTTCTTCTGCTGCTGCTGCGTTACCGCCGCCGCTGCCGCCGTCTCCCCTGCCGCCGCTGCCGTCTCCCCTGCCGCTACCTCCACCGCCACCACCAAAGTAATGTTTTCATTCGTTACTGACTCCATATTGCTGTTGTTTTTTTTCGTTATCGTGTTAGGTTATTTTATTTTTTACAATAAAAAAGTAATTCAATTTTTTTTCTGTTTTACTTCTCTCACTATATTGTTTATTACAGGACTATCGATGCTATTTTTTTTATTACATAATAGCATATCGCAATGCTAGTAGCATCAAGCATTTCTATTTTCCTCGCCGACCTCGCCGACCTCGCCCTGTATTTCATTTACATTTATTTCATTTACATTTACATACGCCGGAACCGCGCGAAACCAAACCAGATTCCAGCAAGTACATTGCGCATAACCATCCCACCGATTACCGCAGTTTTCGCATTCGACTAAAGGATATTCGTTGTATGTATCCTCCTCCTCCTCGTCAAAGGCAACTCCTACTGCGCTTGCGCTTGCTGCTGCGCCTGCGCTTGCTGCTACGCTTGCTGCTGCTGCTGCTACGCTTGCTGCTGCTGCTACGCTTGCTGCTGCTGCTGCGCCTGCTGCTGCTGCTACGCTTGCTGCTGCTGCTACGCTTGCGCAAGATGATGCTTTGCTAGAATTTGTCATCGTCTCTTCTTCCTCGCTGCCGTCGTCGTCCACATCCACATAAGGCAAATGTGCCGTCATCAACATCATGTAACCGGTCATACCCTTTTCCATATCACACAAAGTATCCATTCTTTTTTTTTAAAATATCGTTGCGTCGTCAGTTTAGAAAATCATAAGATAGAAAAAGTAATTCAATTTTATTCATAAATATATATTCCTTATATAAGAAACCAATGGGACGATATGAATTATTAGTTGCTAGTGCCGGCATTTTAGGGTTAACTTCGTTTAGTACTTTACTTCAGCGTATATACAAAACCCATAACACTACCAGTTTACCGTGGCCGTGGATTATTATGAATATTTTAGCACAAACTTTTTCATTTATTTATGGCGTGGCAAATGGAGCATACGGTATGTATATCACCAACGCGTTATTTTTGATGGGGTTATGTTATATCTTATACGTGAAACTCACGACCGAGGATCCCCCACCACCACCACCACCACCACAACAGAAAAAGAAAAATAATATAAAAAGAAATAAGAGAGATTCTGATTGAATAAATGAAATAATGTAATAAATGAAATAATGTAATAAATGAAATAATGAATAAAATAAATGTAATAATGAAATTAAGCAATATATAATAAACAAAAAAAATATGTTGTATATTATATATAATTAATGTTTACCGCAGAATCGATTGCCCGAGATTTTAACAATCTGTTTGCGCCGTTGGACCAAAAATATTGCGGGTTGTTTTTTTACATTTCTTTATACTATCTGGTCGCGTTAATTTTCACGATTTTTGGTATTATCCGATTATTCAGCGATAACAAAAGCAATAAGTACATTTTAATAACTGCCCTCGTTTGGTTACCGCAGTTAATCATTGGATACTTTTACAATCGTATCTTATTTAATATGTGTAAAATCTGAAAGGTGAGTCTAAAAAGTGAAAGGTGTATATAAAAACTGAACCGACAACACGAAAGGATTATATATATTTATATATATATAATGCCACCTCATATAACACGTGTACCATTAGCAGATTTATCACCCAAACACACGTCCACGTCCTCGCCCCATAACCCTACTTGGTTACAACGTTTGGAACGTTGGGCAGACGGTTTGGACCGACGTTTATACGCGCGGTGGGCACGATTTAACCAAGGCAGTCCTGCCACTAGAGCGATACGACAAGAACAACGGCGCATCGCACAAGAACAACGGCGCATCGCACAAGAAGAAGCGCGCAACGCACAAGAACGAGCGCGCAGACAGCAAGAAAAGGCAACTAGAAAAAAACAGAAAAAAATAATAGACGAATGGTATAAAAATAATTCCGGACCTATACCGGATATCGCGTTTGGCAATGAAGAGCGTTTAGCACCGGCGTACGAATACAGTCCCTCACCTACTAATATCCAATCACCACCTCGTAACATATATACACGTCTATTAAAACCAATAACCAACACATTAAAACGACTAAAAAATATAAAAATAGAAATAAAGTTCATAATATAACTAAAAAAGTATCGCCAGCAATACCAGCAATGCCATCACCACCACCCAAGTATATAAGAGGTAGAAGTCCACCACCGTTATATGAAAATATGAACGACGGCACTAACACTGACGGCACTAGCACTGACGGCACTAACACTAACACCCGCAACAGAAGACGCCCCAGTCGACGTCCCACCCGACGCAGGGAGACCAGCAGACGGCAGTGAAACCAGCACACGCACACGCACACGCAGACGCACACGCACACGCAGACGCACACGCACACGCAGACGCACACGCAGACGCACACGCACACGCACACGCAGACGGCAGTGAACTAACCTAAATTACGACAAGGTCAACAAATACAGAAACTGGTTCAAAACTGCCAACAATTCGTCGCGTATTGCCATCAAGTCGGCATTTGCTGCGACATTAAATGTTTTATCCGCCGAAAAGGCAATCAAAAACTTTTTATAATACTCAATCTGGTTTTTAAACGCCTCGTTATTACTAAAGGTCGTTAATTTAAGCATCGGCACGGTTAATAATGTCGCACGTTTATCACCACCGGCAATCTCGCCTTTCCCGAGCATCACTTCCACAAACTCGTCCAGTTTCTCATTTAATTTACCGTATAAATCGTCGGTTGCTTTATGCGTCGCATAACTCGTCGTGCGCCAATGGTATAATTTGACGGTATTAAGCATATGTAAAAAAGTCGGCACCAAGGTTTTATAGAGCGCGGCAGCACTTGGCGTCGAGCGCATAGACCTTGTTTGTTTTAAAGATGGTATGCGCCCCGTCAAAATTCTTTTAAGGTTTGATTTACGTGTGTTTGTTTTACGTGTGTTTGATTTACGTGTGTTTGTGTTTGATTTACGTAAAGATGACATTAGACGTATATAAAGTGGATAGATTATATTCTTACTCAAATATAATCTACTAAAAAAAGTATTCTAATGTAAAAAATTGAATTACAAAGCATATACAATCAAACGGCAAACAATAAAACAACAGCACCCAACGTGATAAAATGGCAGCAGCACCAAGCGCAGCAGTACCAAGCGTAACAAGCGCAGCAGTACCAAGCGTAACAAGCGCAGCAGCACCAAGCGCAGCAGTACCAAGCGCAGCAGCACCAAGCGCAGCAAGCACCATGACCCCCAGTTTAGAAAACGAAGGATTCTTATATATCAACACCGAAATGACGGGTGGTACATTTAAAAACGGCGAAATTATTGATATGGAGCACAAGGTCGTGTGTCCCGGCGAAATTGTGCCTATTGTATTGGATATGGATAGCGAGACAGAGTATGCCGCATCAGTATCCCATTACGCGGCGAAAATTCAATATCAAACACCGCTACTCCACGGACTACAAGTCCGCTTTTATTGGGTCAAAAACGCCGACGGATTTTGTATACTTCACATGTCCACCGTGGACGAAATCTACCCGAACCAATTGAAAGAAATCATTCCGCCGCATATCCTCGCTCAAATGGATATAACGCAAATGGACCAGACCAAAGTCTACTACGCCACGATAGAAACCCCACCCTACTCGAAATTAATATTGACCTATATTACCGATATCCAAGACCCGCAGTTAAGCAGTGACCGGCATCTAGTGTTGAACGATAAAGCGTTTCAACATCATCAATTGTTTTATCCGGTCATTAAGCATCATGCGAATGCGGCGGATGCGGCGGATGCTATCACTACCGCCAATCCCGCGCATTTGTACGGCACGCGGTTTCTATGCGAAGACGGGCAAGTCATCGACCGCTATTCGCCGCTTTATATCGTGATGCGGTCTATGGCAAAACCTTCGAAAATGTCTTTCCGCGAGTATTTTCAAAAGGCCTTAAATACATATGCCGTCGGCAATACTACGGCAACTTATTTAGAGGATTTATTTTGCGACATCAAGACCTTTATACAGTATTTCCCCGAGCACGAAACCGAAGCGGTAAATCTGATGGCAGAATATACCATATCTTATACCGTGTCCATACGCGAATAGGTTATAATAAATAAATAACGTGCGTGCGTGCGTGCGTATTTTGTATGATGTATAATATCATTCTAATATAAAAATAAAAATATTTTTATATTATAAATGTCAGAAGGAGATTTACGAAACCATGTTGATGATAGAGGAAACTATTATAGATCCTATTACGCACGATCCATTAAAGAACAGAGAACTAATAGGAGGAATCGTTAAAGTCAATGGTTTTGGATATAATATTGACACATTTCTTACTTTAATAAAAAATACAGACGCACAATCTGATATTGACTTTAAACTCGCCAATAAAAGTGAATGGGTAATGTCAATGTTGAAACTTAATGAAAAAGCAGGTACTTTTGACGCTGATACAGAAACGGGAGAATGTCTATTATATAAACCATTAAAAGATCCATTGGCAAATATTATATTTACTGAAAAAGAATTAGAAAGTATCTATGAACAATTATACATATACGTAAGAGAACATCCTACGACACGATATACGAGTAATTATTTATTAAATAAATCACATCCTATGTGTAAAAAAAGCAGTGGTGGCAAAAAGAAAAAAACACTAAAAAAGCGAAAATATATTAAAAAAAGAGGAACGAAAAGAAAATATAAAGTTTCGAAAAAGACCTTACGAAAATATAAAGTTTCGAAAAAGACCTTACGAAAATAATGTTAACGACATTGTAAATAAAATAATAAAATAATAAAATAAAAAGGTAATAAAATAAGAATATAATTTAATACTACATGTCCGCAAAAATAAATCCATATCTCTCCATCCTCGGATACCACGGACCCAATATTTTACTTGTGTTAATTTTATTGACCCTCGCATTTCAGTCGCAACACTATATAACACCGTATATATATTTAGTCGTTATTGGATGGCAATTCATTAGTCATTTAATAAATGTCGTGATTAAAAACACTATCCAAGCACCGCGACCGGATAGCAAGCATACAGCGGATAGCAAGCATACAGCGGACAGCAAGCATACAGCGGATAGCAATGATACCGATTTCGAAAAACTGAAACCCACCCTCCGCAATTATATGTCCATCCACGTAAATTACGGGATGCCGTCCGGTCACGCCCAAGCAGTTTTTTCCGAATTGGTATTTATCGCACTCTATTTCCAAAAACCAATACTCACTTTCTTTGCCGTCGCTCAAACGGCAATCACGCTATGGCAACGGTACGTGTCCCATCGTCATTCTTTACTTCAACTCGCCGTAGGCGGAACTATCGGTGCGGGGGTCGGACTTATTTTTTATCGAATCTTTGAAAAAATAGTTCCCCGCCGGTAAAGCAAAAATACATTATACGAAAATAGTTACAACCGATAATAAAACCTCATATGCTGCTGGTCGCCGTCTTCTTCTTCCTCGTCTTCCTCGTCCTCGTGTTCGTTTTCTTCATCCATCTCGTTGAGAAGTTGCGGTAAAATATCGCGGTTAGCATCGCGGACGCGGTTAGCATCGCGGACAATCGGAAAATAGTTCAAGGTGGGGTTAATAAAATCAATATCCGCTTCCCATTGAGTTTCGTTGTTATCATATGTACCATCACTATAATAGGTAATACCGTTCGAATAATCTGTAATATGTAAATGGTCCGTGCTATGCGAATGCTCAAGGGGTGGATGGTCCGTGCTATGCGAATGCTCAAGGGGTGGATGGTCCGTGCTATGCGAATGCTCAAGGGGTGGATGGTCCGTGCTATGCGAATGGTCCGTGCTATGCGAATGCTCAAGGGGTATATACTCTCGGTAGGGGTAATATATCCGCGGATATTCGTCCGCGAGCGGAAGTGGAATACCCGACGCCGTGTAATAAAACGGCAAAATAATTGTATTGTTTTGCGTATGAGGTGTATTCATATAGTGTTGTAAAAATCCCATAATCGTGTCGTCGGACATATCCGAAATATTTTCCATTAATACCTCGGCAATTGCTGCCATATTCGCGTTCCGTAACGCCTCCGCATCTTCGACTGGTACTTTAACTCTAATTCCAATCGATGGTAAATAAGGTTTTAAATCAAACCGGCAGAGTGGACACGCATAGATTGATGCGTCAAAGGCTTGGTAAAGACACTGTTTATGAAAAAAATGCGTACACGGTAAATACAACACCGTTTTATTTATTACTGCCGTTAAACAAATCATACATTTTTCGTCCTCCGCCTCCGCCATATTACATTTCGACTGAACCATAATACGTCCTTTTTTTTTCGCCATTTTTAAAGGATTAAAAGAATGCGGACACGAATCGGCAAAGAAGTCATTCATATCCAAATAGTCATTCATTAATGAATTATAGTAATATGAATATACTATAGGAATAACTTTTATATGTATTGGAAAAATAATATTATATAAAAGTTATTTAAAGAAATATTATGTTATAATATTGGGGGAGTTAGAATTGGATCTCTCCTTGGTTTTCCTAAATACAAAATCCTTGCTGAGCAAATACTGATTTGCGACAGAGTATAGTATATAGTATATAGTATATAGTATTAAGTATTAAGTATTAAATATAAGAGAACGCACCAATACTAATTTGTTGTATGTTTATTTTCTTTTTTTTTCTTTATTTTCTTTTATTACAATTTTCATTTAGGGCAAACGGCATAGACGGAGCACATGGAGCACAATAGCACACTGAGGCAAATGGCACACTGAGGCAAATAGCACACTGAGGCAAATAGCACACTGAGGCAAATAATTAGACGAATTGGACGATGACGATAATGACGGCAATTAAGGGAAGTATTTAGACCTTTTTCTGATATATTTATATATTATATGATTTTATGCTATAATATACAATAGGGAATTTGACCGAGTGGTTAAGGTGTTGGATTTAAGACCCAATGGAACATTTCCGCGTGGGTTCGAACCCCACAGTTCCCATATATATAATAGCATAACATAGCATAGCATAGCATAGCATAGCATAGCATACCATACCATAACAAAAAGGATAACGCCCGCATAGCGCAACGGATAACGCGCAAGACTTCTAATCTTGAGATTCAGGGTTCGAGTCCCTGTGTGGGTACAAACACCTTTCGGTGTGGGTACAAACACCTTTCTGTGTGGGTACAAACACCTTTCGGTGTGGGTACAAACACCTTTCGGTGTGGGTACAAATATATATCTTTAATTATTTCTATGACCATATTGTGGTTAAAAATATTTAAAGATATATTACCTTATAACATTAACAAACGACAATCAAACAATGGATTCGCTTTTTAATGTTATAAATCCTTCTTTCGTAAACTATGAATGGAAGTTATCGACAAAAACATCCGATTTGCTTTGTTATCAAAAAGAAAATCCATATGATGTTATTAGTATTTCTATACCGAACACGAATACGATTGACGTAACCGTGCCTATCGGTAAAAATACATACGATAATCTCCTATACAAGAAAACGTTTAATAATATAAATCTAAATACCGTCTTTGATTATGTCAAAATGCATTTAGATTATTATGCTTTTACCCATAATAATGGTCAAACATAGTAAGGGCGCAGACCAACATAGTAAGGGCGCAGACCAACACTGTAAGGTCGCAGACCAACATAGTAAGGGCGCAGACCAACATAGTAAGGGCGCAGACCAACATAGTAAGGGCGCAGACCCAACATCCGAAAAGGAACACTCTTTTATTTTTTCACTTAAAACTTAATTTAAGTGAAAAAAATTGAATTGCTTTTTTTAGCGAAAAAAAAGACAACCAAACAAAGCAAAAAGCATTAGCAAAAGCAGCAAAAGCATTAGCAAAGCAAAAAGCATTAGCAAAGCAAACCAGCAAAAAGCAAAAAGCAACTCCGTAAAATGTCTTCTTCGAATAAGAAAACTCAAGTCGCGGTAGCGGCAGCATCGGCATCGCCCACGCCATTCTGTAAGGTGTGTCACGACGCCAAGAAACCTATCGAAGTGTATACGTCGCACTGGGTACGTGATACACCGGGTGGTAAAATAGTATGTCCCACTCTTTTGAAAATCACGTGTAACTACTGTAAAGAAGACGGACATATGCCATCGCAATGCTCGAAGTTGGCAGGTAAGTATGACCGAAATCATTATAAAAATAGTTTAAAACAACAGGCACAGGCACCAGCACAACAAGCAAAATCAGCACAACAAGCACAACAAGCAAAATCAGCACCAGCGCCAAAAAATCACTTTAACGCGTTAAGCGTTTTAATCGAACACGAAGAAGCAGTACTTGAAAAAAAGGCGCAAGCACAAGTACAGGCACAAGTCGACGAGAAGCAACGTAAGGAACAGTTTGAACAAAACTTTCCGCGCATTGGCACAAGCGTCAGCAGTACAAGTACAAGCGTCAGCAGTACAAGCACAAGCGTCAGCAGTACAAGTACAAGCGTCAGCAGTACAAGTACAAGCACAAGCAGCATCTTTCGAGGTTACGCATCTGCCGCCGCCAAGATGAAAGAAGTCGCAAAGACTGCTGCGACTGCCGAAAGTGCCGCTCCTGCCGCGACTGCTGCTCCTGCCGCTCCTGCCGCGAAGGATATCGATTATAGTGCCCGCATTGACACTACCAAAACTACCACTAGTTGGTTTGATGATTGAAAAATGCCGTTAAAAATAAATTATAATAAATAGGATAGTGAAAAAAAAATAAACAATTTTTTAATGTTATTTTACTTACTTTATTCGTAAAAGTGAAAAAAATTGAATTACTTTTTCCTAAATTATATAAGGTAATCTCACACGCTATATAACGAAAGTAACAAAAGTAACAAAAGTAACGAAAGTAAAATGTCGCACACGCAACCGCAAGATGTCGAAGCAAAGTTTACCCATATGCTAGAGCAATCCGGTCTTGAAGTAAAGGCATTTCAAGTGGATTGTTTCAAGTGGTGTATGGAAAAAGAAGAGCGCGGGGTAAGTATTGAAGTACAAACACGTGTAAGTTCGACGCCGGCGCCAGCATCACCAGCGCCAGGAGCACCAGCAGCACCAGCAGCAGAAACCACGCAGATTGATAGGCACCAAATATACGGCGGTATTCTAGCGCTGGAGATGGGTCTCGGTAAAACAATCATTATGCTGGGTTTGATTTCGTGTAATATTAGACGCTATCAGCATACACTGATTATCTTACCGCTGTCGTTAATCGACCAGTGGAAACAAATTATTAAAAAACATTTTGGACACGAGGCCTTAGTATATCACGGCAGCAACTCCAAAGTAAAACGGATGTCCCATAATGAAATCTGGGCGTGTCCAATCGTGTTGACGACCTACGGGCAGGTGTCGATGCCGTCACCGAAACAACAAGAACACGGACGGCAATTGTCGAAATTACACGAGTTTGATTGGGACCGGATTATTTGCGACGAGGCACATAACATCTGCCACCGCAATACCAATGGTTATAAAGGCGTACTCGCGCTTAATGCCCGCATTAAGTGGTTAGTCACCGGCACACCAATCCAAAACAGTATGAAAGAACTGTTTACGCTGTTTAATGTCCTGCGGGTGCCCGAGTGTGCGTTTCGCGAAACACCACCACCCCGCGCCGCCGCCGCTGCCGCAGAAGAGGACTCTACGAGCAGCAGCACCGGCACGAGCAGCAGCAGCACCGCACCTGTACCCGCGATAAATAGTAAAGCGGAGGTTATACTTAAACACCTCGTGTATTTTCGCACCAAGGCGAGTGTGGGAATCAGTCTACCGACACTACATCAATCGGTCGAGTCTGTTGCGTGGAAAAACGATTCCGAGCGGATCTTTGCGTCGCATATCCATTCGCTCGTGGATTTATGCAAGATTGAGCAAAAAAGTATTGCGTCGTATATTGTCGAGACGGAAGAACAAAACCCAAATACACTACGGTTAAAATATATGATGTCCGCAAAAAAAGCGTGTATAAATCCGCCCTTACTAACCACCCATATAGAGCATTTCAAAACGCTACTGAAATATAAAGCACCAAGCGCAGCAGAACCCAGCGCACCCAGCAGCGCACCCAGCGCGGTGGCGGCGGCGGAGGAGTATGCCGGATTTAATCTACAAGACCTGACCGAGCAGTCGGACAGTAAACTCACCGCATTTGTCAATACCATCATGTCGAATATGAGTAACGGGAACGGCAAAATCGTGTTTTGTCATTATTACGACGAGATTGACGCGATTGAAAAGTGTATTCGTCGTCGTACGGCAGGAGTCGTAGACGGCATAAGTATCGCCCGTTTTGATGGACGCGTGCCGCGCAAGGACCGCGATAGCGTCCTACAAACACCCGTAAATGTGCTTATCGCGCAAATTAAAATGTGCCGCGAAGGGTTAAATTTACAGGCACATTATAGTGAAGTCTATTTCCCGCTACCCCATTTCAATCCCGCGGTCGAAGACCAGGCTATCGCGCGCTGCTGGCGTATCGGTCAACAAAAGGAAGTCAAAGTATACCGCTTTATTATGAATAATCCCGTCACCAACAGCACCACCAGCGCAAGCACCAGCGACAGCAGCACCAGCGACAGCAGCACCACACCCGCAATAATGTATTCGATGGATGGTTACACGCGCAAGGTTCAAGAGAAGAAACGCATTATCCGCCGGCAGTTTGAAGTAGTCGCTTTGTAGTTTTCGTAATAAATAAATAAAAAATAAAAAAATAAAAGTTTTTTATTTTTTATTTATTTATTTTGGTAATAATATAAGGTAAAAAAAAGAATCCGAAGAGTCCTTTTTTTTTACTTTTTTTTACTTTTTTTTTACTTTTTTTTACTTTTTTTTTACCTTTTTTTTACTTTTTTTACTTTTTTTATATATTTATAAAGATGTTGCCGTCAAAAGGGATTGAGAAATGGCATACGAGAAGCGTTTTTCACACGTTGAGTTCCACGGGGCATCCAAGTAGAGCAATTTGGTGATAGTCCAACCTTTTCTTTTATATCTTTCCACGCCCACGTTTTCGGCAATTCGTGTTCATTTGTTAATATAAGCGGAATGCGGTTTTTGGTATTATTAATGCCATTTCCAGTGGTATAAGCATTTTTACTCCACCATACTTCGCGTTCACTTAAGGGCAATGTCTTAGTCACTTTGAAAATATTTACCATTTCATTACCATTTATACCTGTAATAAATGCCAAATAATCTCCGGTCTTCATTTTGCCGTTAAAATCTTGGTCCCACTTACCGTTGCCCGTTAGTTCAATATCGTTCGTAAACATCGTATAGTCACTGCCAGGAGTATGACGTGTTGGACTAATGCGTACGATAAATAATTCCGCTTTCGTCTGTACGAGCGCAAGCGCAAGCGCCATAACAAGCGCAGACGTATTAGACTTTTGTTCTTCGTGTTGGAAATCCATTTTGTTTTATGTTCTGATCTTCAAATTGTATGCGGAGTTATCATTAATTTTATATTGAAAAGTATTTCAATTTTTTTCAAATACTTTATAAGGTATGAGCGCAAAAATTTATGACTATTGAATATGTATAATATAGTATATAATAGATAATAAAATTAAATCGTAAAATATTATCCCTATATCAATCATTTCCTATATCAATCATTTCATATATCACTCATTCCCTATATCACTCATTCCCTATATCACTCATTCCCTATATCACTCATTCCCTATATCAAACTTCATTATTTTTTCTAAAATATAACCACCGGATACTTCGGGTTCAATATAATTCGGCGGCAGTAAAGCGTTTTGCCCTTTTGACGACATACAGCAATAAAAAAAATCGTGTAGAAAAAAGCGCAACCAGTAATCTTGCCGTAATTTGGCGTTTAAGATTTCCTGCTGAAACATCTTATCAATCATTGAAAATGCCGTATTTAAAAAGATAATCGTATTTATAGTATTTTTCTTTTTATGAAAGAGTTCGCCTGCCCGTTTTTTATATTTATCCGGTAAACTATAATTGTTTTGTTTCTGTAACGCATTAATAAACCGCAGTTCATTTTTCACGTGTTTTAAATCCGTCAATGTTTTCGCGCGGTAATCGTCGATTTTTTTAATGATAGAAAAGACATTGGTGTTATATAATAAAGCATACGTATAACGTATTTTCCGCGGGATAATAAATTGGTTTGATTCTTTAATATCGGCAATTTTATCTTCAATCCGTATTATATTATCCCGCATAGCGGAAATAAGGTCGGCCTCCGCGTTCAACCGTTCTTCGTATACGGAACTCATCATTGTATTTTCGGCATTGGCTAACCATATTTTCCGCTTTTCGTCGCTACTATAATAAGTTGCCGTTGCTGCTGCCGCTCCCCCCTCCTCCGCGCCTGCGCCCCCGCCTGCGCCTGCGCCCGCACCCACCTCGACCATCGGCGCATCCGCCATCGTCCATTCATACGAGGTTTCAATCCGTTTTTTTTGTTTGGCACAGTACCGTGACATATTTTCGTTATTTAAAATCGGGTTACTAAACAACAAGACCTGTCCCGACTGAAACTCAATATACGATTGAAGTTTATCGTATTGGTGACAAGATATTTTATGTGCTTCTGCGGCACCGTCAAGTTTGGAATAATTAATAATCGCGAGCAGAAATGTTACAATCGCCGATAAAGCCGCGAGCATATAAGGATGTGTATTATACGGATGTTGTAAAACCGTGAGTAACCCAGAAATAAAGAGCGCGGGTAGCATCAATAGATTTAAAAAAAATACGGTATATGACCGCGTCTCCATATAAATAATTTTTTGCCCTTTGATATAACTCGCAAGAATATCTAACGCCGACGAGTAGCGGTGGACAATATCTTGTTCATAAGATTTATTCACTTGGTTCCGTACGTCATTATACGATAATTTTTTATATTTAATACTACGTGCGTGATTTATCTCGTCCTCGCCCTCGCCCTCGCCGCCCTCGCCCTCGCCGCCGCCGCCGCCCTCCTCCATACACAATTCCGAGGTACACATATCCGAGGTGCTACTATCCTCTGCGGTAGTTGACTGCCGCATATAAATATGGTCCATATCCATATCAAAACTCGGCACCGGTCGCGCACCCATCCCCACCCCTGCCCCTACCCTAGCGTCCTCACCCGCACCCGCATATAACAACGGATTATGTATATCCACCAGCGAAGAGACCTCTTCATCGCAATCAATATCCGAATCGCTGGGTTCGCTCCCGTAAAATAAGGATGCGTCCTCTTTCTGTATTTTATTATCCTTACCCGCTTCGTCGTCGTCGACCACCATTAATTTTAATTTTAATTTAGGCAGTGTACCCGATATGTTTTTTTTAATCGGTTTTTTATTAGCAGCAGGAGGAGGGGCGGCGCCGCTAACGCCGCTTATATTATTGACTGCGCTTATATTATTGCTGCCGCTTATACGATTAAAACTGATATCATTCATATATATATATATACTATATAATATACTATATATATAATATACCTACAAATAAAATCTACAGATATATTATAAATGACAGTCGTACTTGGCGGTAACGCAAATCCATACAAACGCTTAACCAACGCGGGTTGGAATTCGCTTTCCCCCAACACTCACGAACGCACGATAATGAAACAAAAATGCGGTTCCCGATGTTTTTTAGGACCCAAGAATGAAAAATGTTTTCCAATTTGCGCCAAAGGCACCTGTAAAATAAAGGCGAAAGGCGTGATGGCGGCCTATATGCGTGCCCGCCAACAAGCAGTTATGACCCGCAAACGCACAAGCAAAAGCAAAAAAAGCGGTCACCACCACCACTCGAAAAAAGAGTATAAACGTATTGCCGCGCGTGCTAAAAAGATATTGACCCGAAAAGGTTACAAGGTCGGCAAGTAAGATTGTTATATATATATACCATATTTAATACCATCTTTAATACCATATAAATATATTTATGATATTAAAGATAATAATAATAATAAAGGCGAATGACCGAAGCAATATCTAATAACACGACGGAATATTTATTTATGATTTACTCTTGTAAAAAAAACTTGGAGAGAGCAGAGATAATTTACGCACGAATAAATGAAAAGATTAAAAATTGTAAGGTGTATATCGTATACGGCATAAAAAACATCGATAGTGTCATTCTTGCGGATAAATACCTCGTGTTAAATGTCGAAGACGATTACGACCATTTAAATATGAAAACGTTATTATTACTTCAGACGGTAATTACGATGTATGCGGGTTTCCCGCACTTTAAAGGTATGTTTAAATGCGACGACGATATGTGGATAAATATAAATAATATAAATACTTTTATCGATGAAAATAGTCGCCAGCAAAACGCTGTCAATTATGCGGGTTTTGTGGCAAAATATACACCGACTGCTGCCGCAAATGTTGAACATTTACCCCCGAATTTTGAATGCGCGTATTGCGGTGGACCATTATATTATTTAAGTAAAAAATCGGTCGACTGTTTTGAGTCGACAAATCTGAAAGAAAAAGCGTTTATACCAATTTATTATGAAGATGTGATGGTCGGTAAACATTTAAACCATAATAATATTTATCCGGTAAAAGCAAAAAAAAAAGAAGGTTGGTCGCAATTATATTGTGATTATATTGACGTAAGTCATTCTATCTCGTATCATAATAACAAACATCACCGAGATTTATCCATCATTATTCAAGGCGGGATTGGCAATCAATTATTTCAGTTGGCGTGTGGTATGAAAATGGCGAAAAAATATAACAAACGTTTTGTTTTAAATGTAAATGGCATTATTTCTAATCCGCATCAACAACATAACCGAAACCGCACGTTAACGACTTTACAAAAATTATGTCCATCGCTCGTGGTGGTGGATGAGCAATTAGATCCGGCACACTATCATCTGTTTAAAGAAACGGGCACCGAGTGTTTTCTCGCGCCAATGGAAAAACTCGAGCACGCTTTTTACACTTACGCAAATATCGCGCTACACGGATATTTTATTCATAGCGCCTACCTCCCCACCGTCTTGGAAGCGACCCTCTTTACCGATATTCCGCGGCATTTAACGCCGACAAATACGCGGTTACATCACCAGCAATTCGCAAACACTTATTTTTTACATATTCGGTTAGGCGATTTTTTAAATCATCCGATGTACCAGATTGAATTAAAACTCTATTACAATTACTGTATCCAACAAATTACGCGTCAAAATCCGCAGGCACGATTTTATATCTGTACGAATCAGTATGATATGATCTTACAAAAATATATCAAAAATTTTCCCCAGCGGCACCCGACCGATCCTCAACGCCCAATCGAATATATTTTACAGGAGCAAACAAACGATGAAGTGGATACCTTATATATCATGTCCTCGTGTCAAGGCGCTATCTGTACGAATTCGACGCTTAGTTATATGGGCGCCTTCTTCCAAACTCTCAAACGCATAGACACGCCAGCGCAGCAGCACACGCCAGAACAAATCAAAGAGACTATCTATATGCCGTACCCGTACGTCCGTTTTTTAAATGGATTCAACGAAACAAATGTCACCACCAGTATGTATCCGGATTGGTGTACGATATACAATACTTTAAACAATACGGTGATTACAAAGGCAGCGGCGACATAATACGCAGCATAACAATCATAACGAAAATAAACAAATACCATATAGGAATAAAATTATTATTTTATAAATAAGTTCATAATTAATATATAAAATAATATTTCATTTTATACTATAAACAAAATGAAATATATTTTACTATGCGGAGGAATTGGTAAAAGGTGTAATGGTTATTCACTACCAAAACCTTTAAATTATATTAATGGTAAACATATGATTGAAACTATAATCGAAAATATTCCAAGTAATCAAATATACATTGTGTATAATATTTGTTTAGATGAATATAATTTTAAAGAAATTGTTTTGAACTTGTTTAAAAATAAACAAATATTTTTTTCAGAGATAGATTATTTAACACGTGGAGCAGTAGAAACGGCATATGTCGGAATTAACAAGTTTAATTTTGCGAACGACGATATGTTAGTGTTTATGGATAATGATAATATTCATACATTTCCGCCGTTTTTTGAAAAAAATATGAATACAAGTTTTATTGGATATGGCAAAAATTATGATAAAACTAATTATTCCTTTATTCACATTAAAAATAATCAAGTCGTAAATATAGAAGAAAAGATAAAGATTTCCGATGATTATTGTTGCGGTATATATGGATTTGAAAATATGTCAACGTTTCGCAAATATGCGGAACAATTAATAACACGTAATTTTAAAACCAAAAATGAGTTTTATTTTTCACAATTGTACAAATTATTATTGAATGATAATAAAAAAATAACGCCAGTTCATATTGAACATACCAAACATATTGGTTCGTATGAGGAAATTATGAATACTTTTATGTATAATCAACCTGAAACACAAAAAAAATTACGTATTTGTTTTGATTTGGATAATACCCTCGTAACTTATCCAACTATTCCGAATGATTACTCCAGTGTAAACCCGATACCTAAAATGATAGAGTTATTAAATCGTCTGAAGAAAAACGGGCATGAAATAATTATTCATACTGCTCGCCGTATGAAAACGCATAATAATAATGTCGGAAAAGTTATAAAAGATATAGCACTTGTCACTATAAATACATTAGAAAAATATGATATACAATACGATGAACTTATTTTTGGTAAACCGATTGCCGACGTATACATTGATGACCGCGCCATAAATCCATATATAAACGATATTTCATTTTTTGGTATATTTAATGAAAAAGTCGAGTTTATACCTAATAAAGTTGCGAATAATAAATTCAATGTAATTAAAAAAAACAACAATATAATTAAAAAAAATGGACCGCAGCAAACAATGAAAGGGGAATTATTTTTTTATCAAAATATGCCCAAAGAAATTTCACACTATTTTCCGAAATTAATAGATTATAACAAATTAAACAATAATATCGAAATTACGATAGACCATCTTGACGGCATACCGCTTTTCTTCTTATATAAAAACAAATTAATTACCGAAAAACACATCGATGACCTAATTAAAGTTTTAAATATATTTCATCAGTTACCGTATCCTATTACAATTGACGAAAAAAACATACACAATAATTATTACAAAAAATTACAAGATAGATTTAATAAAAATGATTATTTTTTTGACGATGCGCAAGAGGTGTTTGATTCAATCATACAGGATTTACACACGCACTATTCGCCAAAAATAGTTGGCATAATGCATGGTGATTTTTGGTTTTCGAATATTATTTTGGATTATAATGATAATTTCAAATGTATTGATATGAGAGGGCAGATAGATAATATTGTAACGTTAAATGGCGATATGTATTATGATTACGGAAAGTTATATCAGAGCATATTAGGATATGACCTGGTATTAAATAATTGTAATGTAGATAAGGAATACATTTTATCAATGAAAGACTATTTTGGAAAAAAATGCCGAGAGATGAACCTTAATATAGAATACTTAACTGCCGTAACCAAAAGTTTAATATTTGGAACCTTTTATGCAATTGAAAGCAATGAAAGTAAAGAAAGATTATGGGAATTTATAAAGGGTATATAGTTATGAATAATTAACTTAATTTAAAATTAATGTCAATTGCCTTTTTTTCTATATGGAAAACATTCATATAATCACGAATCATATGTTCCGGTCCATATATACATTCAGAATTATCATAACAAGTGTTTATTTGTTCACGTTGTTCTTTTTTATAAATTGTGTATAAGTTAATATATTCAAAATGTAAAAATAGAGTTGAAAAACAATTCATAATCATATTTGAACCCATATTAAACCAATCACTTATTATATTATCGGGTTGTTTAATATTTATATAGTATATATAATTTGGGTCAAAGTTACTACAAATAATTTGTTCTAATGGCAACGCATCATATCTAAGTCTAATAACAAAATCATAATGAATGTTATTTTCCAATGAAAACAATTCTTTCAATTCATTTGATTTATATATACCATAAAACATACTATATACGCATAATAAATCGTGATTTCTTATATCAATTGCGTCTGTAGTTTTATTCATTTTCATTATATTTGCTAATCGTCTATTACAAATTTTAATATGTGAATTATTAAACTTTTTTTGTTTTTCAACAAGTACGCTTTTTGGTTGATATAATTCAATCAATTGTTTATCAATGTTTTCTTCCGTATTACAAATACCATTGTTTTTGTGTGATTTTAAAATATATCTATTATCATTATCAAAATTTAAATGCATAAACACGTCTGCATTATTAGGTTTAATTATATTATTATAAATATATGGATACATTTGTATTGCATTTCTCGGTTGTCCAGATAAACATAAAGCAACCTTCATTATATAAATTAAAACTTATATAATATTTAAATATTATTGAAATAATAAAATATACCAATTACATGTTATATGTATGTGATGATTGTTTTATATGATTTGGTGTAAAAGCACGACTATTAATATGATATTTTGGCCAGTTTTTGGGTAATAAACCATCTTTTATATACTTTCTTGCCATAATAGTCCAAATTGGTTGGTCCCAAGTATGCCATTGTAAACTTGTATCTTTATCTTCTGGATAATTTGAAATTAATTCTATATCCTTTAAAGCAGTAATAACATCATTTAAAAATTGTTCAGATAATTTAGTTTTTCTCATAACAATTAAACCTGCCCATAAACAATCATATTTTGTATAATAATCTGAAAACTCTGCCATTTTTTCAAAACAGTGTTTTCTACAAAAAGGTCTTAATGGTTGTAAATTTGAGTTTTGTTCCCATGGAATAAATATATCGCTTTTAATATCATTTAAAATATTTATTATTAATGATTTCCAATTTTCCATTCCTTCATAATAAGGGTATTTTGTCCAATGAAAATCTATTTCCCTATCAAAGTTTCCATCGTGATAATAAACAATGTCTCCGTATGGTATTTCTTTAAATCTTTTTAAAATACAAACTGCTTTCCAAGCATAAAAACCTGTATTATCACAACCCTTATTTATATCAACATATTTATTATAAACAGGACTCCACCATCCATCATTAGGTCTTTTATATATCGGATCAACCTTTGCCCAATCTGTTATTGACCAAGAAAAATCTGAGTCATTTGATATATCTTTACAATGGTACGCTTTAAATGTATCAACAAATGGAGAAACTCTTTGTTTTACGTTATTCTCCGTTTTTGATAAATCTAATCCATCATCGTGTGGTGGACCTTGACTATAAAATGTAATAAAATGAACCTTTGATGTTTCCATAATAATAATAATAATAATATATTTATATCTTTACAATCTATATTATTATTTTTTTATAAAATAACCTAATTGCGGATAATTATTGTGTTGTTTAATAATAAAATCAAGGTTATTTTCTTTTAAAAATTCATCTGTAGCTTCCTTTTGTCCATTCCATAAATAGTAATCATCTAATATAATAACACCTCCTTCAACGACATTTTTAAATAATTTTTGTAATTCTAATTTACTTGAATCATACCAATCTGTATCTAATCGTAAAATTGCGATTTCATTTGGAATGTTAATTGGATTATGTAATGTTTCCATAATATCTCCTTCTATAAAATGTAAATATTCCTCTGGGTAATTTGTGTTTTTTATATTATTTTTTACAGTATCTAATGATTCTTCGCATAAATTTTTTCCATTATGATTTACTCTATGATTTTTACATATATTAACGATTTGTTGATTGGTATAATGTACATTAGACCTATTATTATAAATAGTATAATCTTTTTCACTTGGCATTGTATTACCAGTAAAGGTATCAAACATAAATATATGTCTAAGACTGTAATTTGATTTTATGATAGTATCACATATAATCACCTCTTGTAATCCAGACGCTACACCGCATTCAACAAATGAACCTATAATATTATTTTTTTCACAATATATTATTGCCTCTTTTGTATCCATTTATATATTATTAATATTACAATAATAATACTTTATTTACGAAAAATAAATAAAACACTATCATCCCTTTTATCTTTATTTCTTAAATCAACTATTTCAAATTCTTTAAACATTTTAAATTTATTTAACATTATGTTATTTTTCATAGTTATATCTTCTATATCCTCAATTACATAAATGCCGCCTTTTTTAAGTTTTGGGAAAAAGTTTTGTAACGTTGTAAATTGATAATCGAACGAATGATTGCCATCATCAATAATAATATCAAGACTTTCATCACCAAAATGGTTGGTTAAAATTTCGCTTTTTTTATCACTTGAATCACCGATTAAAATAGTAACATTTTCGTTTTTTAAAGTTTCTTTTGCAACTGGTGAATATACTATATCTGCTCCAAATATATTTGCATTCGTAAAATAATCTCTCCATAATTTTATAGAACCACCACGACATATACCAATTTCTAAAAAATTAATTTTTGATTCTTTTAAATGAGCAAAAAGTTTTTCATATGTATCAGTATAATTATGTAAATCAACAATTGAATTGTCAAAATATTTTTTAGAATCGGCGTATCTTCCTTTATCTGTTACATAATTTCCAGTGTCTAATAATTGTTGAAGAAAACTCATTATTATATTTTATTTAACCTTAATAATTTTATATTGTTTTAATTCTAAATAAATTGAACATCTAAAAAAAGAGAATAATTTATATCTCATATAAATTATTTATAGATAAGGATAATCCTGATAATTAATAAATTAAAAAGTTTATTTTTTAAAACATAAATGTGCTACACATAATGATAGGGTTCCTTGATATTCTATCCTATTATTACTTATAATAGGTGTAAAACATAATTTATAACCATTTTTTTCAAATATATTTATAATATCATTTGGGTATATAAACTCATCATTTATTGCTCCACTTGATTCTTCGATATTTTCACTATGCTTAACATCCGAAGAAATAATTATATAACCATTTTTTTTTAATTTTGTATATAAAATTGTTGCGGCATTATTCCAACATTTGATTCCATCTTTACCATAAAAATGCGTAAGAGAACACCCATCAATTACTACATCAATACTATTATCAGGAACTTCATTTATTCTTGAGAAAAAATCACCTCCTTTAAAAATTATTTTAGTTTTGATATTATTAATATCAAAAATATTCTGTTGTGTATTGAGAATATCATTACCACTTACAACATCATAATCAAATAGATAACACTCTTTAATGTCGTTTTTTTTACATAAAACCCCACATAATGAACAATACGCACATCCAGGTTCAAGTAAAGTATTTATTGTTATGTTTAATTTAGAAATAGTGTTAATAATATTACAATATTTAAATGGAGCATCAGGCAATACATCTATGGAATTTCCAAGATAACACGGATTAATACATGTTTTAAACTCAGTCATATCATAATCATCAAAGTTTTTATAAATATAACTCATTAATAATTATAATAAATAGTATACTCTAAACTATTTTAATATTATATATGTAAAATGGCAATAAATCGTGATAATTAAACCTATAGTTAACTTTATCAAAGTTATCTATGTAAAAGTCTGGATTTATTTTATTATCCAACATGTAATTTTTATTTTCCCATTCCTCGACAATATATCTTCTAATTGAAATATCCGAATTATAAATATTTAATTCAACACCAGCGTGTTTCGCCCAATATGTTAGTCTCTGTGTGTTGTGTATTGGGCAAATACTACTATAATTTTTATGATTTTCAATCATATCAATTATTTTATCAGAAAATGTTAATATATTATTTGGATTTCCCATAAATAACCAATCGCCAATTTTATTTGGAAATTCTCCAGCATATTTTGGTCCACCTTCTTTTGTAGAAGGAAAGTATATATATTTATTAAAATTTAAATTATTAATTTCGTTTATTAATGATAATTTATTATTAAACGTTAAAGTATCAGTTCTAACAATAATAATCAAATCGTAATCATTTATATTATCTATTATTTTTATAACCTTATTCACACTTAGAAAACGACAATACCAAGACCCATATATAATGGTAGATGCGCATATTTTATGAAATAAACTGTCATCTCTTATATGTGTTGTATGAAATCCTTCTACATTAAATTGAGAAGCATCGAAATTAGTTGGACATTCTTCGTATTCTATTTTTTTAGGTTTATATAAAGATTTAAATATTTCAATTGGATTATTATTTTCATCGAATCGTTCTTTTACGTGTAATCTATTAATTTTTCCTTTATATGAATCATCCCACCAAAAATGAGCATAAATATCAACGGTATTATTTAAAATAAAATAATTATAAATATCTGAATAACATTTTTCTATCAATCGCGGCAAACCATGAAAGCATAATGCGATTTTCATATAATATAATATATTAATAATAATAATATTTAAATAATGTTACATTTAATATATTATATAATAATGGAAGCGTATAAAAATGCAATTATCAAAATTAGATCTCTTCAAGATAAAATAACAATAATTGATATCGGGTGTGCCAGATGTTCTTTTATAAATGAGTTTCTTATTAAATATTTTGATAGGTTCAATATAAAATGTCTCGGGGTAGACCCGTTGCTACATAAAAACCAATCAGTGTGGGATGCTTCTATAAATTATAATTATTACATTCAAGGATGTGTAGATAATATTCCACGCGGCACTAAAACACAATCCAAACTGTATGTTAATTCAATTGACCAAGCAAGTTCATTATTAAGAATTAAAACAGAAGACATGTCAAGTGATTTAAATGATAGAGATAATAAGTTTTATTATCCACAAGACATAATTGATCGATTAAGCAGAATAGATAAAGAAATTATAGTTAATGTATACAATTTATGTGATATTATAGATAAATGTTTTGATAATAATGAAATTATAGATTTCATTAAAATAGACGCAGAAGGGAAAGATGTTGATATTACAAAATCATTAAAACCATATTTACATAGAATTAAGTATATAGGTGTTGAATGTTCATCGCATATAAACAATAATTTAAGAATTTTTGAGAATGGTTCAAGTTTACAAGATGCTATTTCTTTTTTTAAAGAAAATAATTTTGATATTTTTGAATTAACTGATTATTCAAATAAACCGGATAATTTAACACAAATGTCTGACATAGTTTTTATTAATAATAATTATAAATAACAATATAAATATAAATAAAAATATAAAAATATAAATATGAAATTAAACTTTCAAGAATTAAACATAGCTTACTCTAATTTACAACGTTTTATTATTCAAAACAGTAATTTTGATCCTGCTTGGTTGAAGCGATACAATATTTTAATTTTGTGTAGTTTGATTAAAACTAACTTTTCAAAAGGAAATGTTGTTGAGGTTGGATGTTGTTGGGGAGGCACAACTGTATTGTTACGAAATTATTTTAATAATGATTTTAATGTAATTACATATGATTCCTTTGAGGGATTATCCGAACCAACTGAACAAGATATGGTTGGTAATTTTCATGTTGTAAAAAATAATATGGCGTGTACAATGGACATTACAAAAAATGTAATTAATACATTTTGTACAAACACAAATGTTAGTTATATTAAAGGATGGGTAAATGAAACAATTCCAAATAATTTACCTGAACAAATTTGTTTTGCGCATATTGATGTTGATTTATATGAACCAACCTATTATAGTTTAAAACATATTATACCAAGAATGGTAACAGGCGGTATAATAGTTATAGATGATTATGATGACCCTATATGGATTGGTGTTAAACCTGCGTGTGATTTAATTGAAAAAGAGTTTAACATTAAAATAACACGTTTAAATGTTCCAAACTCGGATTCATATCAAGGTGTTTTTCAAAAATTATAATAATAATAGTGTATCTCTTTTATTCATATCAATATTTTCTTCATTCATGTTAATATAAGGTAACATTTTTCCTTGTGTTGCTAATTGTAAATACCATCCACAACGAGAAAACTCCCCAATTGAAATAGTAGAAATGTATCCTTGACACATACTAATAAAAAATAAATCAGATAATCCAGAATCTACAATAAATGGAATTGTTTTCGGATATAACCTACAACTATCTTCCAGATCGGTCGCAGTTCCAGTAAATCCGCTCGGGGTAGGTGGAGCATTAACATTCATTCTAAAAAATAAACTACGATCTATAGGTAAATATAATATTTTCCATTGTGGTCTTATGGTTTTAATATGGTCGATTTCAATATCACTATCCGTAGATATATAAATATACTCAAAATTATTATTTAATAACATAGAGTCAATTTTTTCTATATATTGTTGTAGACTAAAATACGGTCTATCGTATTTTGTACCATCGGCACTACAAGATTCTCCTCGTCTTATTTGTACCGCCAAAATATTTGTATTCTCTGGCCAATTCATTTCAACCTTATATTTATTCATAAGTAATTTATAGTTTTCATTCAATTGAAATGTATATTTTATACATGACAAATAAATAAAAAATAACTTTAAGTTAGAAGGAGGTTCAACGCCATCGACTTCATTCCATATGGGTTCATGGTTATGTGTAAAACTATTAAAATAATATTTCCACCCATCTATATTTTTATAATTTGTTTCTGTAATTCTATCTCTTGCCCATAACCATGGATACCAATCACCTCTATTCTTTTCAATCTTCCAAAAATAATTTTCACCATTTCTAGATAAATTATCAATATAACTCGACTTATTATTTAAAATATTTAATGCCATATAAGATGATGGTGTCCTAATATTTTTAGCAATAGGATAAAAGGTTAACGGAACCTCGTGTTTGTTACTAGTATTGTTGAATTGTATTTGTTGAACAAATTTATTACTCCAATTTAAATAGTTATGAAAATTTATATTTTCATTACTTTCATTTAATTTAACATTTTCTTTATTTAAGATTGGATAATTTTCCATATATATAATTGTATTATGAAAACGCTTTATATTATAATATTATTTATAATATTATAAAAATTAAACGTTTATATTATTTATTAATTTATATAACGATTTAAACAAAATTATCGTAATATATAAAATGGATTTTAAAACCTATGAAAATCAATTAAATGAACCATATTTATACAATCCTATAGATATATCTGTTGGATTTTATGGATTATTTAGTTATAGAAACAATGCGTGGGAACATGTATTAGCAAGTATAAGAAATTATTATCCTGATGCTCCAATCGTTTTGATAAATGATGGAACAGAACAATTTGATTATACCGAAATGGCAAAAAAATATAATTGTATTTTTGTACCAAAAGATAGAACAATCTGTACATATTTTTTAAATATTGGAGATTGTCACGAGTTTTTACATAGAACAAAAGAAGCGTGTGATTTGGTAAAAACCGACTGGATAATACATTTACATCCAGATGTAATTTGTCAAGGAAAAATATCATACTATCCTCCATCCGAATTATGTGGTGTTGGTGCCGGGTCAAACACAGGAAAATCCGCAAATAATTGGACCGAATCTTGGGCAATCAAAGATTATGGTAATATTCCATCGTACATTAGAAAATATCAACCAAATGTCGAAATTAATGGTTGGGGATGGTGCGGTGGAAGTATTATGAAATGTGACGCTTTTTATAAAGTTTATGATAGTGTATATGGAGACAAACCTATGTTTTCATTGGATAAAATAAAAAATGAAACAAAATCACCAGTAACTACAAGTGAAGATACTATTATACCGTTATTATTCAATATTAATGGTTATTCATATCGTATTTGGAAAGATAATCCAGAATATCACAGGGGTAGACGTGATGGTGCGTTTTTACATGGATATAAAGAACACTATGGATTAAATGCCGAAGGGTTATCTATCTCTGATTATTATAAAAAACTTAGAGAAGAAACAATCGAAAGAAATTTAAAAAATAAATTATGATAATTTAAGTTAAACTTATGAATATATAATATAATATAATTTAAAATATATTATATGATAATAACCGATTATGATACGGATAAATATAACTTTAATGATATCATATTAGATTTATATAATAAATATTTTAATAGTACCATAAATAGTTTAGACAATTTACATTATTTACTAGATTCAGCGTTAATAAGTAAAGAAACAAATGATTATTATAAAAAGATACCCTTATTTGGTATTAATGATAGATCATCTGAGTTTATAAAATGTTTTTATAATTTTTACGATACGAATGATATGCTTAATATAAAATATTTAGAATTTATGACGTATGTGAAAAATAAATTTTATCCTGAAGAAGAGTTTTTAGTTATACAAAAAACACCAAATTTACGTATTCATTTCCCAAATTGTACTAATATAGGTAAGTTAGATACAGACCCAAACAATAATATTATTGGTTTACATAATGATATGATGTTTGGACATCCTAATACAGAAATTAATATTATAATCGCAATTACAGATTTGTATGATACAAATAGCATTTATGTAGAACCTTACGAAAAATACAATGATTATAATGATTATAAACCATTAACACTAAAAAATAACAATATATGTTTATTAAAATTAAATTTATTAAAACATTATAATAAAATAAATACAACAAAAAAAACTAGGGTTAGTTTTGATACAAGGATTATTCCATATTCATTGTATAAAGATAGTAATTTAACAACTGCTACAACTAATACAAAATTTTCCATAGGACATTATTACATTAAAATATAAAATATAACCATAACACTATTTAAACATAATATAATGAAATAAAATATATTATGAAAAAGGCAATTGTAATAACAACGATATATAAGGTATCAGAAGCAATTAAAAAATTTATTACATTTAATGAATGGAAAATATTTATTGTTGGCGATATTAAAACTCCACACGATGAATATAAAAAATTATGCGAAGACAATAGTAATGTATTTTATTTAACACCCGAATATCAAGAAATAAATTATAAAGAAATAAGTGATTTAATTGGTTGGAATAGTATACAGCGCAGAAATATAGGGTTTCTAGAAGCATTAAAAACCGGTTCAGACATTATTGCTAGCGTAGATGATGATAATATACCACTTGATAATTGGGGTGAAAATATTTGTATAGGAAAACCAACAAATGTATATTATTACGAATCCAGTGATTTAGTGTTTGACCCCATTGGTACAACTAATTACACCGAATTATGGCATAGAGGGTTCCCGATTCAAAATCTACATAAGAGAACAGACAAATATAAAATAACACGTAAAACTATAATACCGGATATTCAAGCGGATTTTTGGAATGGAGACCCAGATATAGATGCTGTATGTCGTTTAGAACATAAACCTTTATGTTTTTTCGATGATAAATATTTTCCATTTGCAAGTAATACATTTTCTCCATTTAATTCTCAAAATACGTTTTTTTCTAGAAATGCTTTAAAAAAATATTTAGTTATACCTTTTATTGGACGTATGGATGATATATGGGCATCTTATTATTTAGAATCTTTTGGGTTTGTTGTAATTTATAATAAAGCAACTGTATTCCAAGATAGAAATATTCAAAACTTAACAAAAAATATGACAATGGAATATATTGGTTATGAAAATACGTTAACTTTATTAGAAACATTAAAAGAAAACCCAAATAATATTCATAATTTTATACCGGAAAAATCATCTAATTTAATGAAAACATATTTCAACTACATTGAAAATAATATTAAATAGTAATTACTTCTCAGCATACACAAATGTCTGAGGATGGACGTTCTCTTGCGTTGCAACTTGTATAAATAATTCTTTTCCTCCTTGAGTAAACGCTCTATCCGTATTTGATGTTCTTGAATATGGTAATGTTTTACAATCAATTATTTTAAATTTACATTTAATTAATAAGTTTGATAATAATTGAAAATTCCAACCAAATAAATGGTTATCTCTATCATTGTGGTCGTATGTATTGTTTTGTTTTTTTAATTTTCCTAATTCGTCTTCCATGCTTGGAACATAAATAACAAGTTTTCCTCCAACCTTTAATTTATCCTTTAAATTTAATAAATCTTCATATGGTGTTGGCGTATGTTCTAACGCATGATTAGATATAATTACGTCAAAATAATCATCAGGAATATCTTTCAAATTAGAAAAAGTATTAATTCTATTTTGTTCCTTATTAAATTTAACTGCATAAGGATTTATTTCATATCCAATTTTCTCACTGCAGTTTAAATATTTTAATGTAGTTCCGCTACCACAACCAAAGTCTAAAACTTTGTCTGTATCCTTAATATAAGATTGAAATAATACTTGCGCTTGAATATTACCGCCTAATTCAACGCCATTACTCTGCCATTCCCAATACTTTTTATCATAAAAAGTATCATTTATCTTATTATCAGTCCATTCTGACATAATTTATATTTAATTGTATTACATTATATTTAAATATAAATTATAATAATTAAATATAATGAAACTATCTGATTTTATAAATAATAATTATGTTATAGAAGATAACAATAAACTTACTAATTCAAACTTTTTACATTTGTACAATACTATTAAAAAACCCAATGATATTATTTGGTGGTTAAGACAAGGCAAAGGTGAAATAGAAGATTCGGCAGGATATCAACTTAAACAATTGTTTAATAGTGTTAAAAATACAAATAATCACATAAATGTATTTTGTTTTAATGGAGATGTTAACATGCCGCCATACAAACATACATATAGAACCAAAATATTTTCGACTCCTTACAATAAAGAACTACAAGATATAGAAAATAATATACCGTTTAAAAATAAACTTGATTATACAGTATATGATGAAATTCCTAAAAATATATCATTATTTATGAACCAAGTATTTACAGCACATCCACAAGTTCATTTTATTCCATTAACAATACAGTTATACGGCGGAACCCATTGTGGTCAAAATTATACTAATATAAATATTAATTTATTAACATTAAAAACCAAATATAATTTAAATGATAAAAAAATATTATGCTATTTAAATATTGGTACTGGAAGCGGTGGTATAAGACATCATATAACAAATGAATTGATGATAAATAATGCATGCGGTAATCATAGGCAACTATGTTATGAAAGTGTTGCCGATAATAAAAGACCATTTATTTGTGTAGAAAAAATAGATACAATAAGTGGTAACAATTTAAGAGACAAGTTTATTAATTACTATGAAAAATTATGTCAAAGTAAATTTTGTTTATGTCCTGGAATAATTTCGCCAGATACATACCGTATATGGGATTGTTTATATATGGGTTGTATTCCTATTGTATTAAAATATGATAACAATAATGATGCATTTCGAGATTTACCGATTTTATTTATAGATAATTATGAAGAGTTTATAACATTAACCGAAGATCAATTAAATAATATATGGAATGAAATGATTAATAAAAATTTTAATTACGATAAATTACATATGTCCTTTTGGAAAAAATACATTTCAGATAATATGGGTTAATATTTAACTTAAAATATGCAATATCGCGCACGCGTGTTTGTTAATATCTGGTATTACTTTAAATAAGGTCGGTTGTGCTTTCCATAACAAAACCAAGGACAATTGTTCATTATTCACATTATTCTTATCTAACATTTTTTCTACAAAAATCTGTTCAAGTTCTCTCGCAACTTTCATAACTTGACTTTTATTGCCACCAAACATACCCCCTTTAAATAAATTATCCGCTTTCCAGATGAATTGGTCATCGACCTGATATTGGTATAAATCTTCACGTTGCTGTAAAATAAATGTGTTTTCATTTGGTTTAAATATATTTGAAAAACGAATATGATTTGGATATGAAGAGTGTAAATCCATATTATAAAAAAAACGCGAGATACCCGCATCCATCCAGAAAAAATACTCGCTGTCAAAAGGATTTTCTTTTATCGCCCGTGTTAACCACCCAAACTTACTATATTGAATGACATTATATTCCGGTAATGTACATTCAACTCGATTTGGATATGCGATTCGTTTTTTATATGCTTCACTCTTTAAAATCTCTTTCATTCGTGGCAAATATTTATAATAACTTGCGTTTTCTAAGGTGTCTTCTTTAATATACGTATTATAATGCGATGGGCGATGTTCTTTCATAAAGTCTACAAACTTTCGCTCGGTGACAATAAATAAATTACAATTAAGTTGAAGTGTTTTTTTAATCCATTCTAAATAGTCTGTTAGTTTTCTACCGTCACCATTGATTTCACGTCCAATATCAAAAAATGCTGTTACGATAGTAACCGGATTATTATTATTATGATTCATTCAATTATAACAATAATACCATTATATGTTTAAATAATTATTCGTATTAAATATCTATTAAATGCTTATATTCATTAAATACTTTTCAATAAAAACGTTCCATCCAAACTTGCGTTCAGCATATTCTCTGATTTTCTCTCTTACCAAAAGACTTTTCCTCCTATTTTCATCTATTGTTGTTTGAATATAGGGTAAATCATCCATTTTTTCATCCGCAATAATTGTTATAAAGTCATCCGATATTGAATCTTGTCTTAAGTTTTTGGCAGACGTCGCATTTACGACTACTCCCAAACCACACATTAGTGCTTCTTTTACGACGAGTGGGTCTGCTTCTCCTTTACTCAGTAATAATAAATTACCGTAATCGGTTAATTTCGTTTCTACATCGTGTCTGGTCCACGAACCTTTATAGTTTGGCAATTGACTATTATTACTTTCGTTCGGTCCAATAATATCGATATGTTGTAAATGGCAATAATGGTATTGCCTTTTGCGTTCATTGACTTGTCCCAAATAGATGGTTTTATTTCGTAATTCCTTCTCATTCTTCAACTCGCATTTAAAACTAGTACTATTAATCCCATTTTCTAATAAAAAGATATACTTTGGGTTCGCTCCTTTATAACGTAAAAAGTCTATGTCTTTTTGCGCCAACATAAAATTCAAAAATGTCTGATTTTGTCCCAGGAAATTAAAAATCGGCGTAAATCCGTCACTGCGGTGTTTTTGTTCATTGTCAATATACGGGTAATGACTTGTAATACCGACTTTTTTTGCAGTTAAGTAGGGCAAAATATGATACAAACAATCATAATGTAAATGGACAAAATCATAATTGCCTTCATTCACTTCTTTGATTAATTCTTGACAATACAACGTAAACGGATTTGCCTGTTCCGATGAATGTTGCCGCATTTTATTTATAATTTTCACGGTGTGCCCGAACTTGGTTAATTCCGTATAATAATCCCATATTAATATTTCAACTGCACCCCATCCTGGCGGCGGAATCGAAATAATACCCGGTCCAATTAAAGCAATTTTCATATATGAAATATATAATCTTTAAAGTTTATATATTTTTTCATATTAATTATGTTTACCCTTAATTATGTTTACCCTTAATTATGTTTATAACCAATATAATTGTTATAATCCGTAGAAACATTATATTGATCGTAGTTTTGAATAAATAAGGTTGACCATAATCGTTGTAAATTATCGTGATATCGCTTACCCAAGTGATATTGTGTTTCTTCCTCGGTATGATTATCCCATTTACTCCAATGATTTTTATTTGGATAGAATGTATCCATCAATTTTTCGTAAATAGTTATATTATGTGCTTGTATTAACTCACGACTAACACAAAAACACGGTCCGTGCCCCATATTAAGCACAGGATTCAATGGAATATTTTCATAATTCCCATACACTAATTTATAAAAATCACGTACAATATAACTACGAAATGTATTTCCAAACAACTCATTCGTTTCATAATCATCTTTGGCATACAAAAAGGTTTCAATGTCATTTTTATTAACTCTCTGGGATAATAACTTATTTACATCATAGGATTTATCAAAAATACCATATTTTATTGACCTGCCCATAGTTAAATAATCGTAATTATTGTTAACTGCGTAATTTAAATTAATGTTTTGATCCATATAATTCGCTTTTGTAAATAAGATTTTATCGGGCAAATTATTGTAATTTTTAACAATATGATACAAGAAACCATAGTCGCATCTACCATAATTAGGTATGTCAATTAAGGTAAACATTGGTGTTTGTATTTGAATAATTTCTTCGTTCAGTTTTAAATTATCATTTTTATTATATACGACTAATGGTAAGTTATGGGTTTGACAAAAGTTTAATACATTATTATAATTGTCTTTATAAACACAAGTGACAACTAAAACCATTTATTTATATTATAATTAATTTTTATTTAATTCATTATTAATAATAATAATATATTTGCGTTGCTTATATTTGCGTTGCTTATTATATTCAAACATTCAAACAAATGCGACAATACGTATCAATAATGTTATTCCACGCAAAATGTGCCAAAGCATACTCGCGTATTGCCGCACGACAATCTCCGCTCACACTCACTCTACGATTTTCTTCTATTGCGTTTTTCACATAAGTTAAATCAGTTAACCGGTCATTCGGAATCACTGTAATAAACGGTTTAGTTCTATCCAAATTCGCGGCCGAACATTCACTTACCACTACACCCAATCCCGCAATCAAGGCCTCTTTCACCACCAGCGGGTCTGCTTCGCCATCAGATAATAACACTAAATTACCATACTCGGTCAAATTATCGTATAAGTGTTGTTTTGTCCATTCACCCAAATAATTACTTTGCCGTGTATCAAACGGCGAATCCTGATAATTCCCGACAAAATCTATATTCGCCAACGATTGATATTTATATTGCCCTTTCCGAAACTCCACCTTGGCCAAATAGATACTTTTGGTTGCTTTGGCAGGTGTCACAGTATATCGATAATTATCTTCCCGCGCGCCATTTCGTATGACGTTAATGCGCTCCGCCGGAAATCCATATTTCATATACACTGCTCTAATATCTTCGCTAATCACATTTATTTTTATAAAATGTTGAAATTGAATTACTTTTGTAAAAAACGTGTTAAAATACTGCCCGTATTTTGTATTAAACTCGGGGTGCGTGATATAAGCATAATGTGAGGTATAATAAATGTTTTTACAAGTTAAATAGGGCGCTACCGAGATATGATCGTCGTACATAATATGTACAATATCAGCATTCAATGTATTACATTCGCTTATTATATTCGCGAGGTTCGGTTTATTTACCAGATGTACCTTATACCCTCTCTTTGTTAAGTTTTCATAATAATCCCATACAATTCTCTCAACGGCGCCCCAACCGGGAGCAGGTAAAGGCATATATCCGGGCGCAATAATAACGACGGTGGGTAACAACGGTAACGGTGACGCTATTGCTAAGGCGGACATATTATATTATATTATATTTAATTTCAAAGAAGTATTTAAATATAAATCCTATAAATGATATAAATCAAATCATTCTATATGGCATTCGCAACCGTGACGCTGGTCAGTTGTTATTATAAATTATCCCAATCCAAGCATACCCCGCAATCTTATGACCTCTGGATTAAAAACTTTTTATTAAACCTTGATGCGAATATTATTATTTTTGTCGGCAAAGAGGAAAAAGAATACATTAAAACTATACTGGAGCAGAATGCCAAAATGAATTGTAAATATCTTTTAATTGAAAAAGAAATTGCCGATTTTGCGCTGGTACAAAAATACAATAATGCGTTTTGGGATAAGCAGACACAAATTGATCCCGGCAAAAAATGTGGACGAGGCGCCGATTGTTATAAGATTTGGAACTCCAAATTTGCCTTCTTGAAAGAAGCAATTCAATTAAATCCCTTTCATAGCGATAAGTTTATTTGGAACGATATCGGAAATATTCGCGACACGACTTCTGGTATCATTAAACACTGTTTACCCACTTATCCTAGTTTTAATAAAATATCACAGGATAAACTGGATATTGTGTTATTAAATCCTTTTTCGCATCCGTCCCAGTTGTTTTTTCAAAATGAAGTACATTTTTCGGGGTCCATGTTCGGCGGTCGTAAAGAAATCTTACTTGAATTAGGTGAATTGTTTTATTTATATTTTGACCGGTATGTGAATGAAAACTTGTTTATTGGGTGCGACCAACAAATGCTCGCAACCGTTTTTAGACAACACCCCGAAAAGTTTAACTGTATTTTCCCCGTCAACACTGAATATGAAAATATCGATGTCTGGTTTTATTTATATAAATATTATTCGCTATAACTGAATAGACTAACCGACCGACTGACCAAACAAGTTGAATTAATATTTAAAATATTAACATTTAAATATTAACATCCACTATATATAATTAATATTATGAATAATAATAATATGAATAATAATATGAATAATAATATGAATAATAATAATAATATAAACTCGCTCACCGATATCAAGCATATTTTTTATATCAATCTTGAACATCGCACCGATCGTAAAACCCATATTGAACAACAATTAACGCGTCTAGGGTTACCCCATTTCGAGCGATTTAATGCAGTTAAATTAGCAAACGGTGCGGTCGGGTGTAGCATGAGTCATTTAAAATGTCTCCAACTAGCCAAAGAACGCAACTACGACCATTTGCTGATTTGCGAAGATGATACGACTTTTTTAAATCCGTCTTTATTTATCCAGCAAATAAATACTTTTTTACAAAAGAAACCGGCGCCCAACTGGGATGTGCTTTTATTCGCCGGTAATAATTTACCGCCGTACCGGCAAATCGACGACACGTGTATTCAAGTGAGTTTTTGTCAGACGACGACGTGTTATCTCGTACAAGCCCACTATTTCGATACGCTCATTACGAATATTAAAACTGGTCTTCAACATTTACTGAATGAACCACACCAGCACCGCATCTATGCCATTGATAAATTCTGGATCCAACTCCAACAAAAAGATATGTGGTTACTTATTATCCCGCTAACCGTCGTCCAAAAAGAAGATTATAGTGATATTGAAAAACGGCAGACCAACTATATCGGGTTAATGACCGATTTAAATAAACCGCATTTTTTTGCGCGCCCTACACCTGTTACAATGCCGCTATTACATAGTAATCGAACGTAATGCCGAACTCAAGACAGATATTTCTTTGTCAAGTTCACGAATCTGTTCGCAAATCTCTCCCATTTCTTTTTCCTTCTCGGTAATTATATTTTTTTTCTTCGTATAAGTGAACCGAAATCCATCATATAACCGTTCGAGGCGTTCTAATATATCTCGGTCATAATCAAAACTACGTCGCCCTTCCCTTATCGCATCGTGTAATGTACTACAAATATGGGTTGGACGCACCATATCTTTATTCAGTTCTTGTAGCAAATTTTGCTGCGATGCTTGCTGTTGTTTCAGTAAGTGTAACGTGTGTTGGCGTGTTTCCAGATGTCGATTATACTTTTGTTCTAGTGTGAATAACACATTATTCTCATTATTCACATCGAAATCCTCCGCATTCACTTTATCTGTGAGAGATTTAAAAATGGTCGTATTTGCGGCGCCGGCGCCAGCAGCATTAGTATTTGCAGCGTCAGTAGCAGCATTTGTAGCAGTCGACATTTGTCAGCAAATGATATATTATATATATATAAATATGTATATATAATATTCGTTTTTAAGTATTTTATTTTCTACTACTTTCCGGTGGTGTTCTACTTTCCTGTGGTGTTCTACTTTCCGGTGGTGTTCTACTTTCCCGTGGATCCAAATCCCTTCTCACCGCGCAGCGTATTTGTATCAAGGGTATCCACCAACACTACCCGCATCGGGTATGTCAAATTCGGGGGACAAACTTGTACTAAACGCTGTCCCTGTTCAACGATATAAGTTTTTGAACTAAAATTATCAAAGACTGCGCACATATTTCCTCTATATCCCGCATCAATCACGCCAATCGAATTGGTTAACCGCAACGGCGTTTTACTGCCGGTACTTGACCGCGGGTACATAAAATATCCGACCGGTAACCCATTATTTTCGCTGCCCTCGCCGCCCGAGAAAAATTCCATCGCCCCTTTCACGCCTTGATCGATTTTAATCGTGCCGTGCCCTGAAACCTCTAAATCATCAGGACAAAATAAATCAAATCCCGCGTCACATTGTACGGCCGTATCAATCATTGCGTTATGATTATTCGCGGCAGTTTCATACATCACACGTAAATCGTCCGGTACCTTTAAATACAGCACATAAATTGCCATAGGTTGATTGATATATATGTATATAAATATCGCGTTTTATATTTATATAGGTTTCATAAAGTATATATTTCATAAGTATATATTTCATAAGTATATATTTTTCCTTTTAACCCGTCCAAGAACTCGGGAGTAACCCTAACGCAATGGCCTCGGCGGGGGTATTTGCATTTACGTTACATCCGTTATGATTTAATGACGGCGGAAAATGTTTTTTATTGGCGGGGGTAGGCAAACAATTACGGCGCAAGAGACCTGCTTTTAAATATTCGCCGGCCGTGAGTGCCCCTTGCGTTGCTGGCGAACCACTGTTTTTGGCATTAAACGTGATATAAATACGGCGTCCGCCAATAAAATACGACCGCGAGCGGCACGTACTATCACACGTCGTCGTCGTACCCGAATTTGTTTTCAATTCATTTTGACATGTTGCTGCAGTTGCTTGTACCATATTTGTAATATACTCGTTTTGACTCTTATCCTCCGGCGAAAAGTTTTTCACCCAGATAGGCGCGCCGCCGCCGCCACTAAATCCACACCGCCCATTATCACACGTCGGGTAGATGATAGACGAGTAAATGAACCCTTTGGTATTTTTAGTCGAGCGTTTGACAATCGCCGGATTGTTGTCGTACCCACACGTGTTATCCTGCTGGGTCGTCAATGCCGACAAGTTTGTATTATAAATCGAACGTTGATTACGGTAACCGCCGTTGAGCGAGAATCCTGTTGCCGAAACGGGAACTTGGAATCTTCTTGCGTTGCGTTTTAAGGCGACAATAGACATATAGATTAACTAGAGAAAAAAGCACAAGGTATATCGCTCTATCTCTCTCTATATATGATTCTTATATATATATGATACTTATACAAATTGACATACACGTTGTTTTGGATCCGCGACCATACACCGTTGTATAAAATAATCTAAGCGGGTACCGTTTAGGTCAGCTAAAGACTTGCCCCCAGTGCCAACCCCACCGCCAATCCAAAGGCGGCAGCATAAGAGACCTAAACTATAATAACTCGCGGACCGTGGTATAATACAAGGTATTTCGGTCAGTTGGAGTAATTCGGGCGCGACTACCTCTGCGTCAAAAATAAAGGGAACCCTTAATTTTAAATAAAACGGGTCGGGTTTATGTAGCGGCACCACCTGCTGTAAATTGACCAGCAAATAAAATTGTTTATTCACTATCCTAATATCGCTGGGTTGCCAAAAGAGTAAAGTCCATCCCATACGTTCAAGCACCTTTAGTTGTAAAGAAAGATGTAAAGCACAAGTTTCTAATTCATAATAAGAGAGATTTGGTTGGTGATGAAAAGAAGGAGGCGCGAAAAGGGGTTCTATGGTCTCGACCTCTATGCCCACCACTTCAGGATTCGTGACCACTGCAATGCTTGGTTTGCTTGCTGGTGCTGGTGCTGCTGGTGGTGCTGGTGCTGGTGCTGCTGGTGCTGGTGCTGGTGCTGCTGGTGGTGTGCTTTGCGCTAATAAAACCGATATGAAATTTAAATAAATCTCTCCACTATCAAAATCTAAATCTTCTTTGGGGAAAGACCAAAACATATTTAGTGGTGGATAATTTATTATAGAGAGATTGATTTATATATTTATATATTTATATATTGATTCATATCTATATATTATATCAATAAATGCGGTCATATTGTATTATTACTTTGTAATTATTTATTATAATGAATAATATTAATTTATTAGAGGTCTATCATTTTGATAAAAAAATTAGAGTTGGTGCTAATAATGACGGCGGGTATGTATTAGCAGATTTGGATGGAGGTTATGATTGTTATATTTCCGCTGGAATATCCGACGAAGAAAGTTTTTCACGAGATTTTATTAATAAATATAATATGAATGAATATAATAGTTTTGGGTTTGATGGAACTATAAATAATTATCCGCATCAGTATACCAAAAATATTTCATTTATAAAAAAAAATATCAGTAAGGTGAATGATGATAATAATTCGAATTTATCTTTTTTGACCAATACATATAATACTATTTTTTTAAAAATCGATATAGAAGGCGGTGAATACCCGTGGTTATTAAATATAGAGGAAAGTCAATTAAATAAGTTTAAACAAATTGTAATAGAATTTCACGGAATTACAAATAATGAATGGAATTGTAATTATGATGATAAGGTAAAATGTTTAGAAAAACTATCAAAAACACATTATATCGTACACGCACACGGCAATAATTGGGCAAAAGTTGTGAATACTATGCCGGATGTGATTGAATTAACATATGTTAATAAGAATTATTTTAAATCGGTGCCAGATTTAAATAGTACACCTTTACCTATTATTAATCTAGATTTTCCAAATAATCGTCACGCAAAAGATATTGATTTACATTTTTATCCTTTTATAAAAACAGTATCTTAACAGTATTATAAAGGTATTATTCGTTTTATATTAAAAAAAATTGAAACATATTAATATAGCAATGCAGTACATACAAACATATTTTAAGTACCTTACCGAAATGAAGTCAACAACTACCGCGCCTACCGCAAATAACAAATACACGCCTCCGGCAAAACGCAATAATAATAATAATAATAATAATGGTGAATCACAACCATCACCGCAAATGCAAACGCCGCACGCAACTCCGTGGAATAAAATGTCGACCTTTAATAAATCTGCTGTAACTGAAAAAAAACAACCGAAAAAAGAGTTCGCCTTGACCACCAATGCTTTTCCGACACTAGGCGAAACGATAACAAATGGCGCAGGTAAACCTTTAATGAGTTTCTCGTCAGTCACCAGTAAATCTATTAACAAGAATAATGCGGCGATGAGCGCAGAAGAAGAAGCAAAAGCAAAGGCGACATCTGACCTTTTGTCCGGGTGGGTATACATCCGCAAGAATCAAGAAACTGGGCAGGTTCAGTATCGAGGTGGACTATCGGACGAGTATTTAATGAAACGGTTTAAGGCAGAAAATGAAGACTTTCTAAAAACCGGCAAGATTGTTACGAAATATTTAATTGAACGTTTACAGTATGAGCGTGATATGGATGTGGAACGTTTAGGTGATTTATCAGAATATTTTAATTCGCCGACGGTGAATGAACTCTTAGAGGAATTATATCAAAGGTCACTCGTACGTGATGGATATAACAACACGCATCATCATAATAATAATAATAATAATGAAATGATGTTGTGTATTGATTAAACCATCATATATATTTATAACAATATAATAACAGTCTTGTTTTTTTATATATAATAATAAGTTTAAATTATGTATTCATAATATGCGATATAATTAATGGTATATTCTGATGCCGACACTGAGTCTGACACTGACAATAACACTGAGTCCGACACTGACGCCGACGCCGACGAAATATTAAATACCGATTGGATTGAACAACTTAAAGACGCGGAAAATGTATATAATGATTTTTACAAAGAACCCGTCACGTCCATTAAGGTATTTTTCTTATATGTGAATACCGCAAATGAACTCGAACATATCTATAGTGATGTCTGTCTATTAAACGCAGAGGGCATTATTAGCGGTAATAATATTGTATCGCTCATTAAACATAACCAATATTTTCATTCCGTCAAATATAAATTAATGTCATTATTAAAGTACAATATTGATTTGGAACCACACGAAGTACCGTATTATATATCGGATGCGGCGGATGATGCTGATATGATGGATGATGCTGATGTGGCGGATGACGCTGATGCGGCAGCGGCGGATAAGAACACCACCCGATTTTTTACGACCGAACGGTACTTGGGCGGGGATATACGGTTCGTCGATTCGATTAATATGTTTCAAGATTTAAATGCCTTGTTTTTTATTTTCACGGAACCCGTAAAAAAACCTGCCGCCTTATCTGCTGCTGCGACTTCTTCCCAAACGAAAAAAGTATATCTATCCTCCGTCAACCGCACATCCGCCACCCGAAATGGTAAGACCAAAAAATATAAAAGACACAATGACAATTTAAAAAAAAACTTAAAGATAAATAAAGCAATATAATAAAGGCACCATGCAAACCACAATACAAAATATACAAAACACGATGCTTGGTATTGTTCAAAATATCAATAAAGGAATGCCCGCACAGGTAAGGCAATTGAGTGAACAGTTTAGCACACTTTTATTCTGCGATTCGCTTGAACAAATTACACCCGCCGAGCGGTGTGAATATATGACCGTCTTTTATAAATTATTACTTCATCTTCATTCGCATACACCGAAAAGAGTGATGGCATACCATATGGTAAGCGGCATATTACAGTTTGGACAAAGCGCCGCCGGCGCAAATTATCAACCGTTGCTTGATCATTTATTAATGGAATTATTCGATAATTATACGACTACGACCGGATGGTCGATTTTGAAACCTTTTACGAATACCTTGCGAAATAATATTAGACATATTGAACAGGAACAAATATTTAACCATATTATAGACCGTATTATTACCCAACTCTATTATGATGAAGAACACGGCGAAAGTTCATCGGATTTATGTTATAATTTGCCGCGCGAAAAGTCATTTAACTGGGGATGGTTCTCTTACTATATTGCCGTAGCGTACAAGAATCCCGTGCCCCGTCAGCAACAGCAACCGCAAACGAAGAAATCTTTAAGAGGTTGTATGATGCGTTATCGTAATTTGATTACGACCTTGCGAAATGTCCAGCGCGAGTATGTCACCATCGAAGAGAATGAGTTTGGGTTTGTAGTTGAACCGGAAACTTCCCAAGCACAATCAATCACGCCTTGCCCGAGTCCAACCCAGACGGATACGTTGCTAGATGATTTAGATGCGACGTGGGACGGCGTGCTGAATATGGTTGAAAACGATAAATATATGTGGGTCGACAATGTAATTCGGGTGTCTCTTTATTGGTCGCCTTTACCCGCAACTATAACGACTACTACTGCCGCCGAACCGTGTGGTGTGACAACACCAGACATTGCGGTAGTGGAGACGATGGCGGCGAGTACTAGTGCGTGTGCCGCCGCTAACACTTGTGCCGTTGACGTTTGTGCCGCTGACGTTTGTGCCGCTGACTCTTGTACGTGCGTTTCTTGTGCTGCGGCGGATGCTGCCGCTTGTATAAAAAAAAATGAGATTACCCCCACCACTACATCTACCGCGACCGCGACCGCGCCCGCGCCCGTCGAGAAGGAGGAAGCAGCGACGGCAACTACGCCGGCAGTATCAACCACACCCTTGAATGGTTCAATCAAAGGCAGTGGGGGAGGGTGGTTATCGTGGTTTGGTTTTTAATATATTTTATTTATATTTTATACTATTTTATACTATTTTCTAGTTTAAATATCTCTTTCGGAAATATTTAACCAATCCATTTGCGTTTCTACATTTTCTTTAATAACAACGGGCAGCGGCGGCAGTGGTGCTTTTTCATCCTCCTCATCACTACTACCATCATTACTTTCTGCGTCTGATTCAGTATCGGCAATCGGGATTGCTTCGAGACCGTTGCCCGTATGAAAACTTGAAAAGGTCAATTCGCAATCTTTACCCCCGCCCGCGGTTAAATTAAATATTGCGCCAAGCATTTTTTGTGTTTCAATTTGTTTTAATTTATCGCGTTCAATGGCATTATATATTTCCAACAAATCGCAACTTTTACTGCCATCAGAACGCACTTCCCAATCATAGAATCCAATCATAACCCAAGACCCGACATCTATTCTATTTTCGCCACTACCGCCACGGCGTCCTAAAAACTTCCCGCGAATATTACAAGGGCGTGTAATGCCATCGCTACCAAGTACATCGCAGCGTTTCGCACTATATATTTTCGTAACCGATGCGTACATTTCATCTGGATTTGTGACACGGCGCACACCTTGCGTCACTGACATTGATTCATTTACGGTTTTACGTGCTTGCTTCTTCGATTTATTTCCGCCCATATTTTTCACCATTTTTTATAAGTTGTTGTCGTCGTCCGATTTATTATAATTCTATTATAATACATCTAAATCAATTTTATTTTTAATTGTGTTAAACTAACAAATCGGGGTCTAACATATCCGGTCGTATTTGTATTTTCGATGACGTTTCGTCGTTCGCGGTGGTAGTGACGCAATATTGATCCATATATGCTTCAGGCGGCGGCGCTCCACTATATAGCGCCCATTCATCTTCCGTTAATTGCGTTTCAATATACGCGGCAATTTTTTCTAAATGTTCGCGGGTTTTTACGAGAATTATATCGGCATCATCCGCATTCACGTCCGCGTCCGCGTCGTCGTTATCCTTGTTCGCTTCTGCCACGCTAACTTGGAAATCATAAAACGCGTGTTGTAATTCAATAAAGGTCGTGTCATTTGTTAACCGCTGGATAATATTTTGGCGGAGAATAATATCGTTAAATGCTTTATCGGGCACAATTTCGGGCACAGGGGGTACGCCGCCGCTGTCTTGCGGTTGTTCAACATTTGTCTTGGTGTCTTTACGCATTAAATAGGCATATACCGCAAATACACGTGTCACGTCGCATATGGCATCGCATATGGCATCGCAATCGCATACAGCACTCATCAAAGAGTGTTTATAATAGTTACACAATACTTGTATTATACTACTTGCGTTTGCTCCAACTACTGCGCCCGCCAAAAGTTTTTTAATATAATAATACACGTTTGAATGATGTTCTTTTTTAATTGCCCGTAATAAAGTATGATACGGTGTATCGTATTCAGACAACCACGCCAAGGTGCCTTTATATAACACGGTGGTGCTATCGGGATTTTTATAACGCATTCTGAAAACAAAAGAAGATATAGGCATATTAAACCATTGGTGGCAAATCGTCGTCAAAGTCGTATGTACATTTGATATAGACATTTCCGCACAGAGTTGCTGTAAGGTTTTCGCATAGTCTATATTATATTCGCAATAAAAGTCGTAATAAACCGTCCAAAGAAAGGCAACGAGGTCATCCAGTACACCATTATTATATAATAAGACCGATTTTGCCACTTCATGTAACAATTCAATACACCGAATTAAATCCTTTTTTGCCAAAAGGGTATTCAGAAAGTCTACGGCATGCTGCTGCTGGTGCTGCTGGTGCTGGTGCTGGTGCTGCTGGTGCTTGTGCTGGTGCTGCTCGTGCGGGTTCATTTTATATAATATTTAATTTCGGGGTTGTTATGATTGGTATATTATTATTAAAGCATATCAATTTTAACGCAGAGCATCGCCATAATATTAGCACTGCCATAATATTTTTTATTAATTTTTTTCTATTGTTATTTTATAAGAATGAGCAAAACACCGATTTCTTGGTTAGGATTAATTAAGATGAAATTAGCCGAACTCAAAAGTGCTGGAAAATCTCCCTCAATTGGCGATGTCACACCTGAAGCAAAAAAAGAATGGGTACAAATCAAAGAAGGTAAACATCCAAAGTTTATACAAGGAAAAACCGATACATTTAAACGTGGTAAAAAAACCAATTTTAAAACCAAGAAAATGCGCGGTTCAAAATCATCCAATAATAATAATAATAATCAAGCGGATATTTACAGCGTATTAAATAAATGTAAGATATGCCCCAAATGTAAAAAGAATATTGAAAAATATTTGAAAAAGAATAAAAAAATGTCCGGCGGGTTTGGCGAAAATGCTGCCCCCGTTGACGGCAGCAGCAGTGGATGCTCTGCGTGCGGCGGACAAAACGGCGGGTGCGGATGCGGTAGTGTATTATAATATAACAATTTTATTATACTTACCTTTTTTTTTATAATTGTTTGACCAGATTAAAATACCTATTCTTATATGTCTTTTTAATCTTGTCTGCTAATTCTTTGGGCACAATTGTGTATAATTTACGAATGCGTCCGATTTCCACATTTATTATGGATAAGTTTTTTTCACAAAAGTCGGCATATCCCGTCGCAGGTTTGAACCCCGCTACTAGTATAGCACTTTTCAAATGCGTATCCATTGCGACAATCACTTCTTGCGACATGACAATATACTTACGTGTTTTTATAGCGGCGACTGGTGCCGGCGGCGCTGTTTCTGCTGCTGTTTCTATTGCTGCTGCTCCTTCTGCCGCCAGCACGCTTGTCGTTGTTTTTGTCGTTGTCGTGGTATTATCGTCTCCACCTACCGTTTTCTTTTCTCGAAAATAATAACGTCCTGCCTTGAACATTTTATCTTCTACATCGCCAGTATACCCCAAGTCTTTTAAACGGTTCACTTCGCGTTGTACCATATCGTGATTGGTTGTAATCCAACCTTGCCACGATTTTTTATATTTATGCCGGTCATCGAATTGATGCGTCTTTGAAAACTCGGTAATCATATTCGCAATATCGTCGGCAAACTTAAACCGAAATACTTTTTTCACGTTATTATCCATTTTTAATGATGCTGTAATGTGGTGTTTTAGATTCAAAAAGAACAGCAAAAGGATTTCAATTTTTTTCAATATAAATAATAAATAAATAATATACATAAATATGGTTTATACCATCCGTCGTGTTATTTATAACGATAAACAATATAATTATCAACACATTATAACCATTGATCGAAAACCGGAGGGACCTTTAGCACAGTATGTGAAACTTTTACATATACCCGTTCAACAAATATCTGCTTTCCGTCTGCGTTCTGAAAACAATGAATGTATTTTTGCGTTTTATAATATAAATAACGGCGAATTAATTACAATTAATAATTTAGCAACTTTATTTACCATTTTTCAAGATAATGGGTATCGCGTTGAAACCGAGTTGACAAATATGGTAAATAACCAAAAGTCAACCACGGAAGTGATTTGTTATATTTCGTTCATTTCTTAAAAGAGTAGACGACCAGTATAAAATAATATATAAAATAATATATATTTATATATTATATAAGGGATGGCATTAGTAGTAAAAAAGTTTATTCATAACCATAAACCTAACGCAAATAAACCTAAAACACGTAAACCTAAAACACGTAAACAATGGGTTATGCCTAGAAAATTCCCTACTCTTGGAAACGCACAATATGATATGGGAACCAGCAGCGAGGACGAAGATGAAGATGAAGCGGATATGTTAGATGTAGCAAAACAACTTATTGATACTACTAGAATGACAGATCAAACACAAACGGTTGTTCACGGGTTGATTGCGCAAGCAACTGACTTGGATTATAAACTTAGACGCACAATAGAGGATAATCAGAAATTTCAAAATTATGATAAATTTATAAAGTTTGTCAATGATAATTCTGTATGGACAATTCAGTGTATCTTTAAATTTATACAACAAATGGAATACAAATTATATTCAGGCGACCGATTTCCAACGAAATATGAACAAAAAGCATATGAGGAAGAACTTATTGAAGAAACAAGAGAAACACAATTAATGCTTAGAAACTTACTTGTTACCCAAGCGGAATTAAATCAAACAAATTCAAAATATATAACAAAACCTCTACAGGAAATAACAGAAGATATATATAAATTGAATGATTTATTGATGAAAAAGGGTGAAACCGTAGAAAAAAAACAAATCACACGAATAAGAAAAGCAGGAGTTATAGAAGGAATGAAAGATTCAATGAAGGATCTTCTTATGTTTTTAGTGAAGGGCACCGTCACACCATTATATTTATGTAGTGGATTTTTTTTCGAATTAACAAGAAAGAATGAATCCATAAATGTTTTATTGTTTGCGTCTATATTCGTAGCATTAATGGAAACAGTTATATTTTTGACGAATTTATTGTTGTTTTTATTTGAAATGTTTATGCTTAGTAACGCACATAATACCGGATTACCTCCAAATCCAGCATTAATGCAGGGAGGGATGTATAAATCTTTTATGAAACATATGAAAAATAAGAAAAAAACCCGACGCAGCAAACCCCGAAACAATAAAACCCGACGCAATAAAACCCGTAAATAAATAAATAAATAAATAAATAAAATAAATATCGCCACGCAATTAAAATTGATTTTAATAATATATTAATATCAATTGTAAAACAACCCAGCAACCGAGCAACATATACAATATGCCGCCTAAAAAACCAACCACGATAACAAAAACGCCTGTACCGGTGCCGCCGCCGCCACCACCGCCATCCAATAATGCCGAACGTTATATCGCCCAACTCACGCCAATGGAACGGAAGACATTAGAAATTGCCCGCCAACATCTAGAATCCTCGTTTAGTCTTGAACAAAGTATTGGTTACCAAGAATGGTTGAAAAAGCAGCAGCAGCATTAAGCACTAGCATTAAGCACTCGCATTAATAACCATCACCGGCGAACAAAACGTAAATAACTTTTTTTTAAGGTTTTCTCTCTATGGAAGGTATCGTTTTGCTTATTATTATTATTTTTATTATTACGCGTAAAATGCCGCGATAATAACTTTTGGATACGCTTTGTCGTATGTTTTATATTTTCTTTTATTCTTTTCGTATTTCGTCGAGGATGTTGATGAGGATGGTTTCCGCCGCCGCCAGTTTTATTTTTCTTTGCCATTGCCTCCTCATCATTCATTTTGTTTTCTACACTGTCTGTTACAGGTTTTATTTTTTGTTGAAAATATAACGCTTGACATTTTGCCCAATCAGAAGCATCTTTTGCCGCATTTACGACGGGTAAAACTGCCGAGGTGGTGTCTTTTATTACATCATCACACGTTTCTACAATGTTATTTGCCAATGTTCCTGCGGTTGACACGACATTCGCTGCGGCACCTGCTACGGGGATGGCGGCAATTAAATTGTTTAAAAAGTTTACCAACGCATTACCCGCACTAGTACCTAAATGTTCAGACGCGTTGGTTATAATGTTATCGATTTTTCCCGTTGCTCTATCTATATTTGGTTGCCATTGGTCGAGTACTTTAAGTATGTTATCAGTTGTACCTGTCGACCATTCCTTAAATATTTTTTGGAAATCTGGATGATTTACAATATCATGATACTTTGCCGTATTTAGGTTTATGTCTTTTGCGAGTGTGTCTGAATTCACATTTATTTCTTTTGCGTCTTTACCAAAAACAATTTTACTCGCAATATTTTGTAATTTTATAATGAGCATTAAATACCCAATACGAAAGGGTTTCACAATATCTAAAGGACTACCAGGTACCGGTGTTTTTTTAATCTTATCCCACTCGTTAGAAAGACCTTTAAATGAACCACTCACCTTATCAATCGCACCTGATATTCCAATTCCTATTTTATCTATGATACCCCCTGGAATAGCAGTTAAATCTATATTATCTATAACCATTCCGGCACAATCTTTCGGGTTAGTAAATATTTTTTTTATACTATTAACCACGGTTTCTTGAACATCCTTAATTATATCCGCAACTTTTAATTTCCCATTTTGTACCATTTGAAGATTTTCCGCAATAGACCTACCAGTACAATTATTTGTTTTTAGTAATTCTTTATTTGTTCCAACATTTGCTATCTTTGCTAAATCTTGACTATCATTATTATCTTGTGGTGGTGGGGTCTTCTCATCAGATGTGTCAGACGGTTTAGGTGCTTCAGACGTTTTAGCTGCTTCAGGCGGTTTAGGTGCGTCAGACGTTTTAGTTGATGTAGATGTTTTAGGTGCTTTAGGCGGTGTAGATGTTGTATTTGGGTTTTTTAAACTCATCCTAACTATATTATGCTAAGGTTTTAATTTATAGACTTTTCTCTTTCATCATTTGTTTAAATGTCGTATAATCCATCACCTGCGTTTTTGCCGTTTCTTGTGCTAATGTCTTCACCTTTTCGTTATCTTCATATTCCTTGAGTTTTCCCCGGTAACGAAAATGATTTGTCATCTGCTCATTGACACTATCTAATGCCGTCTTAAAGTTTGGATTTGCCCCTTTCGATGTCGTATTATAATTTTTAAAGGTCGCAAAGACCGAGCGTTCTTTAGGTTTAACCGCGTCATTTTCTGCTGCTGCTGTTGCTGTTGCTAATGATTCCGCTGCTGCTTCTGCGAGTGCCGCCGGCGTCGATTTTATCATATCCTCCTCGGTTGCCTTTTTTACTTGTACGGTTTTCTTATCTACACACAAGATTTTACAATCGTGTTCAATCACGTATTTTTGAGCGACCGTTTCCAGTATTTCATACGTAATATCTTTCAGGTGGTCAGTGTAATAAATAAACACATCACTCTTTTTATGGTAGGACATAATAACATCACCACCGGGTGTGGTTTCGCGTACAATCTTTGTTTCTAATTCTGCGATTTCATCGGTGCTTAATTCTCTCTTCTCTAACACGTCAAACGCATCTTGGTAACTATTGATATATTGCGTATCGGCGTCTTCATCTGTATCCGTATCTGTATCCGTGTCCGTATCTGTATCTGTGTCCGTCTCTTTATCTGTATCTGTATCCGTCTTAAAATAGGAATGAACCCCAAAAGCACCGATAACCGTACCGGCAAGAATTGAACCAAATACAAAAAAAAGTTGACCAAGTAAACAAACGGATGTCAAAAAGGTCGGCGTATATTGCGTCGGAATTGTAGTTGTATTGTAGACCATCTTTTATATTTAATTATTATAGCAAGTTATTTTTAAGTTTATTTTCCAATTGTTCTTTTCTTAAAGCGAATAATGTGTTAATTTCGGTCGTCAAGTCCGGCACATTAAATATTTTATAAGACGGCAAGTTGGGATGTAGAGACACTAAACATAACCGCGATACCTTTTTATCGTATTTCGCCTCGATAATCGCTTTATATGTATTCAGTTGGAGCGCATAATGCCAGTAGTTCGTATCTGGGAGATGGGAAATACACTCCGTCAACGCAAACTCGCCAAACGCATTTGTTTTTTTGATTTCTTTACAGCGTTTCCAATCGTATATCATAAGCGTCCCGTCTGCTTCATTTTCGTAGACCATATCAATCGAACCCGCAATACGCACATCTTCATTAAATATCATCCACTCGGTACGGTATGGTTTCAGGTTCGGATGGTCTGCTATAAAAGCGAGAAATTGCGGTGTCAAAGGTACGGGTGTCAAGGGTACGGGTGTCAAGGGTACGGGTGTCAAGGGTACGGGTGTCAAGGGTACGGGTTTGTTTGTTTCGGTATTCGCACCATCATCACCACCACCATCACCGCCGCGATAATAACATTCAATCGAATAATGCATCTCGGTGCCGAGTTGTGCTGCTTCGTCGCGATTCTTATCCCAGCACGCTTTAATTTCCTCGCGGGTTTTGCCAAAATACGGCGATTTCGACCAAGTTTTCGTATTATTCATCATTTTCGTAATAATCGCATCCGCATCAAACTGTTTAAAATGCGAATGGTTCCACGTCGTCACCGAGGTATAGTCGCCTTTACCTGCGCAAGTATATTTATGCGGACCAGCGTCAAATAGAATAAGTGCGTCACGGGGATGAGCATTTATGGTTTCTAATAAAACCGTAGGACTGCTGGTGCTGCTGGTGCTTGTGCTGCTGGTGCTGCTGGTGCTTGTGCTGCTGGTGCTGCTGCTGCTGGTGCTTGTGCTGCTGGTGCTGCTTGTGCTGGTGCTGCTTGTGCTGGTGCTTGTGCTGCTTGTATTCATTTTTGAATAGTTGAATGGATGTTCCAAGTTAATATTTATTTTTTGGATAAATATTAATTCAATTTTATCTTTTATATATTTTTTATTTTAGATTTATGCCGTGCGATATGCCAATTCACCTGTAACAGGATTATATACAACTTGTACAAATCCAGTAGGGTCTGCGGTGACATCACGCATTGGAGCAATAAAACAAGAATTATTTGTAATCGAATTAAGTTGTGAACCGGTCGCATTTAATATGATGGAATTCGAACTTTGTCCCGTATAACCAGCACCATTCCCGATAGCGATGGAGTTCGTACCTTGTCCGGTAAAACCCGCTTGATAACCAATTGCCACAGCATTGGATTGTTGATTGAACTTACCTGCTTGATAACCAACCGCCACTGAATTACTGCCTTGTCCAGTAACATAATTTACGCCTTGAGTAATGGCAATTGAATTGGCACTGAAATCAATTTGTTGTGGACGGAAGGTTCCGGCAAGAGTGATGGTTGGACCTGAATTATCATACAGTAGATTCGCACTACCCGTAATACCACCGCTACCATTATTGTATTGAAGTGAATTGGTTGGTCCGCCGGGAGCAGCACTGCCTGTTGGACCCGTATTGCCTATAGCACCTGTATTGCCTGTATTGCCTGTAGCGCCTGTCGCGCCCGTATTACCTGTTATGCCGGTGGCGCCCGTATTGCCTGTAGCGCCTGTATTGCCTGTTATGCCGGTGGCGCCAGTAGCGCCTGTGCTGCCTACAGAACCGGCAACCGTATATCCAACATATGGTAATACTCTTCTGGATGCCGATGCAAGACAGTAGGTTGTGAATATTGAATTGCCATTCGCACTCGCTGTCCAAGTGATACCATCAGAACTATAAGCTAATTTATTTGTAGCACCTCCACACGCGACCCATCTAGTTCCATTCCACGCCAAACCATTACAAGAGGTGTTTAATATCGAATTGCCATTCGCACTCGCTGTCCAAGTGATACCATCAGAACTATAGGCTAAGGTATTGGTGCCTGACCCCCCTGCTACCCATCTAGTGCCATTCCACGCCACAGCAAGCACTTCGGTGCTGAATATCGAATTACCATTCACACTCGCTGTCCAAGTAATACCATCAGAACTATATGCTAATCTATTTGTAGCTTTACCACCCGCTACCCATATAGTTCCATTCCACGCCACACCACTACAAAAGGTGTTTAATATCGAATTGCCATTCGCACTCGCTGTCCAAGTGATACCATCCGAACTATAGGCTAATGTATTGGTTCCTTGACCACCTGCTACCCATCTAGTTCCATTCCAGGCGACAGTTCTACAATTACTCGTAATTATTGAACTGCCATTCGCACTCGCTGTCCAAGTGACAGCATCAGAACTATAGACTAATGTTGTAGTGGAACCTTGACCACCTGCTACCCATCTAGTGCCATTCCAAGCGACCGCAAGCGCTTCGGTGCTGAATATCGAAACGCCATTCGCACTCGCTGTCCAAGTGATACCATCAGAACTATATGATAATCTACTGCTACCTTGACCAGCCGCTACCCATATAGTTCCATTCCACGCCACAGCATTCCCTTGGGTGGTGAATGTCGTATTCGCACTACTTTTCCAAGTGATACCATCATAACTATAGGCTAAGGTACTGGTGCCATATCCACTTGCTACCATAAAATTATCAGTTAATGCATTTTCTGCACCGGATGGTCCGGTATAACCTGTATATCCCGTTGCTCCTACGGCGCCCGTGTTGCCTGTATTACCTGTATTACCGGTATTTCCCGTATTACCGGTATTTCCCGTATTACCTGTATTACCCGTAGCACCGGTTGCGCCAGTATTACCCGTATTGCCAGTATTACCTGTATTGCCTGTAGCACCTGTCTCACCGGTGGCGCCTGTGTTACCTGTAGCACCTGTGGCACCTGTATTACCTGTGGCACCTGTATTGCCTGTTGCGCCTGTATTGCCTGTGGCACCTGTATTACCTGTGGCACCTGTATTACCTGTATTGCCTGTGTTACCCGTATTACCTGTGTCACCTGTTGCACCTGTATTGCCTGTGTTACCCGTATTGCCTGTTATGCCGGTGGCACCTGTAGCGCCAGTATTACCAGTATTACCAGTGTTACCCGTTGCGCCTGTCTCACCTGTATTGCCTGTCTCACCTGTGTTGCCTGTAGCACCTGTATTGCCTGTGTTGCCTGTGTTGCCTGTATTGCCTGTTGCGCCAGTATTACCCGTGTTACCAGTATTACCTGTATTGCCAGTATTACCCGTGTTACCAGTATTACCTGTATTGCCAGTATTACCCGTGTTACCAGTATTACCCGTGTTACCAGTATTACCAGTGTTGCCGGTGGCACCCGTATTACCTGTTATGCCGGTGGCGCCAGTAGCGCCTGTGCTGCCTACAGAATCGGTAACCGTATATCCAACATATGGTAATACTCTTCTGGATGCCACAGCATAACTTTGTGAGGTTATTATTGAATTACCACTTGTACTTGCTGTCCAAGTGATACCATCAGAACTATAAGCTACTTTATTTGTAGTATATCCACCAGCCACCCATCTAGTTCCATTCCACGCCACAGCCTTACATGCACTGGATAATATAGAATTGCCATTTGTACTCGCTGTCCAAGTGATACCATCAGAACTATAGATTAAAGTATTTGTACCAGTTCCACCAGCAACCCATCTAGTTCCATTCCACGCCACAGCTTGACATGCTGAGGTGATTAGCGAAGTGCCACTCGTACTCGCTGTCCAAGTGATACCATCAGAACTATATGCTACTTTATTTGTACCATTTCCACCAGCCACCCATCTAGTTCCATTCCACGCCACAGTCTGACAGTCGATGGTTAATATCGAATTACCATTCGCACTCGCCGTCCAAGTGATACCATCAGAACTATAGGCTAAACTATTTGTACCATTTCCACCAGCCACCCATCTAGTTCCATTCCACGCCACAGCATAACAGTCGCTGGTTATTATCGTATTGCCACTCGTACTCGCTGTCCAAGTGATACCATCAGAACTATATATAAATCTATTTGTACCATTTACACCAGCAACCCATCTAGTTCCATTCCATGCCACAGCCAGACATGATCCGGTGATTAGCGTATTGCCACTCGTACTCGCTGTCCAATTGATACCATCAGAACTATATGCTAATTCATTTGTACCATTTCCACCAGCCACCCATATAATTCCATTCCACGCCATACCATAACAGTTGCTAGTAAATATAGAATTCGCACTCGCCGTCCAAGTGATACCATCATAACTATATGCTAATCTATTTCCACCATTCCCGCCAGCCACCATAAAATTTTCAGTTAATGCATTTTCTGCGCCGGATGGTCCAGTATTACCCGTATTACCTGTTGCGCCTGTATTACCCGTAGCGCCAGTATTACCCGTATTACCTGTGTTGCCAGTATTACCGGTATTACCGGTATTGCCTGTGTTACCGGTATTGCCTGTGGCACCTGTATTACCGGTATTACCGGTATTACCCGTATTGCCTGTATTACCTGTGGCACCTGTAGCGCCAGTATTACCCGTATTGCCTGTGTTACCGGTATTACCTGTCTCGCCTGTATTGCCTGTGGCACCTGTAGCGCCAGTATTACCCGTATTGCCTGTGTTACCGGTATTACCTGTCTCGCCTGTATTGCCTGTGGCACCTGTATTACCAGTATTACCCGTATTACCCGTATTGCCTGTGTTACCGGTATTACCGGTATTACCTGTGGCACCTGTATTACCTGTAGCGCCAGTATTGCCTGTGTTACCTGTGTTACCTGTGTTACCTGTATCACCCATATGCCCAGTGTTGCCAGTGTTGCCAGTATTACCTGTATTACCTGTATTACCTGTATTACCTGTATTACCTGTATTACCTGTTGCGCCGGTATTACCTGTGGCACCTGTATTACCTGTAGCGCCAGTATTACCCGTATTGCCTGTGTTACCTGTGTTACCTGTGTTA